CATTACCACCCGCATCACCGGCTGTACCACTTGTACCAGTAGATCCAGTGCTACCGCTTGTACCGCTTGTGCCACTTACACCGCTTGTTTTACTTAAACCACTTTGACCATTACCACCCGCATCACCAGCAGTGCCGGTTGTACCAGTAGATCCGGTGCTACCACTTGTACCGCTTGTTCCACTTAATTTACTTGCACCATTTGCACCATTTACACCATCAGTGCCGCTTGTGCCGGTGCTACCACTTGTACCGCTTGTACCACTTGTACCACTCAGTTTGCTTTCACCACTACCACCATTAGCACCTGTATCACCAGCAGTGCCGGTTGTACCACTTGATCCAGAACTACCACTTGTGCCGCTTGTTCCACTTAATTTACTTGCACCATTTGCACCATCAACGCCATCAGTGCCGCTTGTGCCAGTGCTACCACTTGTACCGCTTGTACCACTTGTACCACTTAATCCGCTTGTACCACTTAAACCATTGGATCCACTTGTACCAACTGTACCACTTGTGCCTGTAGTGCCAGATGTGCCACTTGTACCACTGGTTCCATTTATACCACTTGTTGCGCTTAAACCATTACCTCCAACACCGGCGCTACCACTTGTGCCTGTGCTACCGCTGCTACCACTTGTGCCACTTGTGCCATTTATACCACTCGTTTTGCTCAATCCACCACCACCATCTGTACCATCGGTGCCAGATGTACCGCTACTACCGCTACTACCGCTACTACCACTTGTGCCGCTTGTACCACTCAATTTGCTTTCACCACTACCACCATTAGCACCTGTATCACCGGCAGTGCCAGTTGTACCACTTGATCCAGAGCTACCACTTGTACCACTTGTACCACTCAATTTGCTTGCACCATTGGCGCCATCGACACCATCGGTACCAGATGTTCCACTTGAACCGGTGCTACCGCTTGTACCACTTGTACCATTTAAACCGCTTGTACCGTTTAATCCAGATGTTCCGTCAAAACCACTTGTACCGCTTGTTCCGCTTGTACCACTAAACCCATTAGTACCACTTAGTCCGCTTGTTCCACTTAACCCACTAGATCCACTTGTACCTTCGGTACCACTTGTACCTGTTGTACCGCTTGATCCACTAGTTCCAGATGTGCCTGATGTACCACTTAAGTTTGCAGATCCATTATCCCCAGATAACCCACTTGTACCGGCTGATCCAGTAGTACCACTTGTACCACTGACACCACTTGTTGCATTTAGACCATCTCGACCAAAAGTACCACTGGAACCAGATGAACCACTTGTTCCGTTTGTTCCAGAAGTACCACTAAAACCAGAAGGACCGCCTTCGCCAGCGGTACCGGATGATCCACTTGTACCGCTGGTGCCACTGGTGCCACTTGTACCATGTGTACCACCTTTACCACTTGTTCCACTTGTACCAGACACACCGGATGTATTGGAATTACCAGAACTTCCGCTTGTACCCATTGATCCTGTAGTTCCAGATGCATTTGCTCCGGTTGCAACAGCATAACCGCAGGCTGAGTATGAAAAGGTAATAGTTGCTGTATTGTTGTCTACTAACAATATATTTTCTGGTATAATTTGATTATAATTTTCATCATATACCTGTACAATAACAAATTGTGTATCTAAATTATGAGTAAATGTCCAAGTTGTGGATGGAGATGCACATGAAAATGCTTGATGTACTACGTTACTATAACTACTTAAACCACTTGTTCCCGCAGTACCTCCTGTGCCTGTTGATCCACCTCCACCACCGCTAGTAGACAAATTATTTATCGCAGCGGCTTGTATATTGGATTGATTTTGAAGATTTACCAGATCATCAGTAACAACGACAAATGCCTTAGAGAGTTTTTTAGCACTTTCATCCTTGATACGTGCTCTTTCTTCAACATACTCCTTAAGTCTCAAATTGATGAGTTTTACATCAATTTTATTATTTGTGGGTAAATTATAAGGCATACTATCTTAAATAAATATAAAACATATTATACAATGAGTTATTGTATAAATTAAAAAGGTTGAAACACTGAAGTAGCAACTCTTCTCCACAGACCGGAACTATATATATAAAAATAGTTCCCATCATAACTTACCCAACCATCTTCTCCATAATCAGTAGATTGATATGGCACTTGATGATAAAACTTATCAGGAAATCTTTGAAATACTCTGAATGCTGTATTTATTGGTCTTTTATTAGTAGTTGTATAAATAGGATTACCACAATCATCATACCCACTTATGTATGTATTAGTAGATGGATCATAGTCAAATGTAGAAATGGCTCTTCTGGTCCAACCTAATGGGTACTGATATAAGTACATATAGTTAGAATCATATGCTAACCAGCCATTTTCCCCATATGTTTGTGAATTTTTTGGAGCTGGATGAAATGGTGTTTTTTTAATAATTACCGACGACTTTTCCAATGGATTTGGCAAGTCCGGCACAATGTTTGTGTTGGATTGAACTCCAATTCCACTAACATATTCAAAATCAGAATTTTTATCTTTAATAGCAGTGGTATCTTGAATTTGTTGTTGATAAACATTATTTTTAATATCAAGCATTTGCTGACCGCCAACTGGTTGTTCATCCAATACAATTTTTCTGATGGTAAACATTTTTTGTGTGGTATTTTTAATACCTTCTATACCAGGAACAAAGGATGGACTTAAGAGATATGCGGTAACAACCAAATTAAATGTTGTTTTTACATTTCTATCGTTATTATCGTCTAGTTCAATATCTGTTGTAAAGTTATCTACATTAACAATAAATTTTAAACGTTCTTTATCACCCCAATAATCATTACAAGCAAAATTAATTTGTTCTAACAGCTTGTTATTTTGATCAACATAGTCGGTCCAAATGACGCATTCATAAGTAACTATTACTTGTTTTGGCATTGTAACAGTAAATATCTGTTTTGTTGGACGAGAATTGTATAGTACGTTGCTATTTAAAATATTAAATCTATCATATTTATTTTTCTCAGTATATGGTACCACAACTTGATAACTCATATAACGATTGAAAGTTGATCGATCCTTGTTGTTTTGAACATCCGATCTTCTCAACATAAACGCCGGTAAAAGAATTTTGCCTTGATTATCTCTAATAAACCCTTCTTTTTTCATAGCAGTCCATCTTTCTGGACTACCATAGATAATTGGAACTTTAACAACGTCACCATTATCCATCACTTGTAAATTTAATTTATTATTTAAATAATCTATAATTGTTGAATCAACATCATGAAGATCTATTGTTATATTTTGAACAGTATCAGTGTCACGACGAACTGCAAATTCACGCTTATACGATATATCTTTATCGGATTGAGCAATTGGTTGCTGTACAGGATTTGGTACAGCGCTGGACTTATCTTTTGATGTTGCGTTCCAAGCCATAAATTATGTCTGTCTTTGTACAATATTTAACTTACTTAATCTTGTATAATGAGTATTAACAATTAAACTCCAAGATTTGTCAGGATGACCACCTAAAAATTGTTCTTGTACAACGTTGTCCATTTCATAAAATCTTTCATTATAAAGAACAACATCGCCAATTTCTGGAAAAAAGTTTGTTATGATGCAGTCACGTTCTCTAAATCTAAAAACTACGTTTTGATTACGGTCTGGTCCAAACTTGCTAGCATTTTCACCTGTCAGATCTTCTCGTTCTGCAAAACATGTTAGATTTATAGCTGGATAAAACATCTTACCTTGAGAAGAAACTGATTCACCATATATATTGACGGTAGTTTCATTCAAAGCAATCTTGAATACTTGAACAACCACTTCAGATATATCACCATATAATTCGGCATTTACTGACCCAAGCAAATTCATATCTCTTCTTGAGAAGAATCTGCCTGGTAAATAATTATTATTATAAACGCCTACGTCCTTACGTCCATCCGTCCAATATTGTGGAAACGCAGGATTTTGCTTAGGATATTGTGGTGTGGTTGGTGCTGCCATATATTATCCAATATAAATGTGTAGTGGAACTTTAGACAACATCTTGTTCATCGCTTCTGCTTCTTTGTCTTTGTTTTCCAATTGATTTACTCTTAAGCTCTTTTCCAACATCTCTCTTAATTTATCAAGAAGTGTACCCATTTCCTCCTTGGCTTCGGAACGTAACTCTGCACCATCTAGTGTTACTTCTCCACCTGGAATTGGAACAGTACTATATTTTTGAAGAATACGACCCAAAGTTTCTTTACATAATGCCAAGAAATACTTCTTGATCCATTGTTTGCCAGGTTGATTTATCTTACAATATTTGCAATATTCGTATGGAATATCACTTGGATCACTCACATATTCATAACGTGATCCACTATAGAAATTAGTAATATTCTTATCTTTTTCTAGATAGTAATCAATCCACAACTTGAAATTATTTGTTGGTATTGGAAATATTCTTAGTTTATTATTACCAACGATTTCAAAACTATATGCACTTTTACGAACCATGTCGTTGAATTCGATAGCTTGTATGCGTTCCAAATCTTCAAAGATAGGAGTCATCAAGAATTGTGTAGCTGGACTATATGCGCTAAATCCCAATTCAGACAAAATGTTACCATAACTCATACCAGTCATGCTAAATGGATCATAAATACGAGCAACGGCTGGTGGTCTATTATGAAATACTCTACGAACTTCTATACGTGAACCAGTTAGATGTTCAATTTCATCGCCTATCAGTTTATTCAAGTCATATAATTGTTCACTGCCACTCATGCTTGCAGACACATAAATAAAGTTTCTCTTGAGTGGAGTTTCACCATTAACCAAGGCTTCACTACCATATTGTTTACTCAATTGTACAACGAATGGTAGACCTGTGCTTTTAACACCCAATCCAGTTAAATTTGGATATTGACTTTGGGGTAAACCAGTCAAATCAACCATGTTGTTAACGATATTAAATTCATTAACTACACGATTATATTCTAGTACAGACTCTTCAAAGCATGCATAAAAGTTGACATCAATCATTTCTATGTCAACAATTGGATAACCTAGACGTTTTGCAGCCCACATTGCACTGCTACTACAATCATTTTCAAAGGTACTTTCGCCAGTACTACAATTTTCGCCTAAGTAGTAACCAAATGGAACGCTTCCAGAAGTAACTGCGCTACCACTTCCTGGCCATCTTACTCTATCTTGATCTAAATTAGCACTCATTTATTATAAATATGGAATGAATGTTAATTTATTGATTTTAATGGATTATAAAAATGAATCAGCCAAAGTTTTATATATTGATGGTTTTGGCATCGATGCTAACTTTTCCTTAATAACAGCCCTTTCCTTCTGTTTCTTGGCATCCAAGACCTTTTTCAACGTATTTTTGACTTTATCGTTCATATAAATTTTTTGATTTTAACCACCAACTTACCAGTTCCTTTGATGACTCGGTGATAAGTTTCCTTGGGTATAAATATCTTTTTATCTAATGAAACAGGCAGAGAATTGTCTAATTGAATCAACCAATTTCCACAATTTTCTACAGCTTCGACAAGCCTATCTTCTTTATCTAAATGCCATTCCAATTCATGAGTGGGAATATTTGAATCAAACTCACGAATATATTCGTTATTTCCTACGTTCGTTTCTTTGAACGGCAAACTCATATTTTGATAATCTTACTAGACGCACCTTTGTCACGCATATATCTATTAAATTCTTTGTATAAATCATCGGCGTTTAATCGTGCATCAACTTCCCATGGCAAAGATCTTTCTTTTTCTTCGTCATCATATTTAGGATAAACTTTACCATCCCAACTATTATCAACTATATTGTATCTACCATCCTCAACTTGTTTAATATGCCAACATTCATGTGCTAGTGTTTTGATCTGATCATCACTACTATGAGGACTATTGGTTCTCATAATGATCTTATAAGAATCAACCTTATATGGCTTTGATTTACCCTTAACATCCACTTTACCCTGAACCTTACCATCCAAACTACCAAATTCTAGTTTAATTTTACCAGTTGGTAAATTTAAAAAATTAGCAAAAAACTTATAAGCCTTTTTAAGTCTTTCTTTATCAACTACGTTTTTTACAACCATGGAGTTCTCATACAAATTTGAACTAGACTTAAATAGGTTATCGCCTTCATATTTACGTGGCGTAGATAAATCCACAACTTTATATTTAATAGGAAGATCTTTTATAGATCTATAAACAGCCGCACCATTTTTTGGGCTATCATCTATAAAAAACACATCGTTGTATCCTTCATTATTAATCTTGTCAACTATCCAATCAGCTTTGGCTTGTGGACTTCCTGTTCCCAAAGTAACCACAGGTAAATCAATTTTGAATATTTTATGTATAATATCTTTGATGTGACTATTTGCTTTTGGACCTCTAGCGGTCAATATAACGGTCAACCTATCCTTTAAACCGGCATTAACAATCTTATAGAATCGTTTAGCGACTGGTTTAATCAAACTAGGATTTATGATTTGATCAAATTGTGAAAAGTCAAACTCATCGCCAGGCTTAGGTTCATATACGGCATATTCGGCGGGAGTTAAATATGTAAAATTTCCACCGCCTTGTTTCAACAAAACCTTTGCGGTTGTATGGAACAAAGTATCATCAAAATCAAATACTCTGAGTTTTTTAATATTTGTCATTTGCAAACTTTCTTCTATATAAAAGACTACGTAAAATTTCTTTTAATCTTGATTCTTTCTTGACTAATTGATCCAATGGTATACCTCTGTACTTTTGTCTTATTTGTGCAATAGGCATACCATATTGTTTTTCAGCTTGAGCAATCAAACTATATCTATCTTGTTTTTCTTTTTGTTTAGCGTGTAGTTTACGCTGTACAACGGTGTTAACAACACTCTTTATGTTATCTGTATAAGACTTTTCACCCGAAGTCAATAAGTCATTTAGTATCTTGATTTCAATCTCTAAACTATCCACTTCTTTTTCAAGATTTTCTTTTTCAGCAGGTGTTAATGCAGCACCAGTTGTATGTAACTTGCCTCTCTTTTCTACGAATTCTTGAGTCTTATCATCAATTACTTTTTCCAAACTAGGTTGATCTTCTAGTTTCTGAAGTCCCCAATCTGGATAATCAAATTCGCTACCAACCGGAACACTTAGAAGACCACTATCGGTTACCTTTATTGATACATTATTACCTTTAATAGATATAACATCTGCTTTTAAATCAATCCCTTTGATTTTTATTTTGTCACCTACTTTGAAAACCACATCGGCTTTATCGGTAACAGATGGTTTAGGTGGAGGAGTTTCTTTCTTAGGTTCTTCTTTGCCATACATTTGATCATATGACATCATTTTACTACCAGTTTCATACAAACACTCAGTTGGATTATATCCATTGAACTCTATGACCTTTTCATATTGTTCTTTATATGGTGTTACTTTATCTTTATTATAATCCCAGAATGTTACAATAACAGCTTTACCACTTGGTATGGTACTTTCAATTTGTAGATCCAAATTTTCAGGTGGTTTATTATCTGTATTCTCTACCTCAAAGATTCTACCCTTCATAATAGGATCTGAATATTGACTCATTCTACGCAATCCCTTTAGAATATTTTCCAATTGCAAATGTCCACCACCATTGTTACTGGCCTTTAATCGTTTTATACCTTGTTGTGCCCAATACTTTGATTGTTCGTCACCTTGAAAATCATTACGAAAATCATCACTATATTTGATCTGTTCACCATCTTGCAACTCTTTGATTTCTTTTAACACATCACTATCATCTGAGTAAAATTCTTTTTTGTTGTCGCTATATCCAAATATTGATTTTTTACCACTCTTGTCGTCTTTGTAAACAAAGAAAGCACATCTGTTAGCTGGGGTAGTATAACTATAAGTTTTTCTTTTATAGATAACTGTGTCAGGATTTTCCAAAAGTAAATCTTTAAATCGGATCATAGTTATAAATATTAATAAAATCTACTCTTATGCTTACTTTTAAAATTCTTTAATCGTTCTATTATTTCATCACGTTGTTTATCTGTATAAAATGACCAATCCCTCAACTCTTCCCAAGTACGTCCACATCCTTCACACAATTTATTATCAACAATTACACAGATTCTTTTGCATGGCGTTTTCATATTATTTTTGAGCATTAAAAAACCCGTCATTTACGACGGGTTGAATAAATTATTTATCTTTTAAATGTTTTGCTTTTTGTATAGCAGCCCCAACCGCTTTACGTCTTTTCGTAAGATATTTATCGGTGCCATCTACTTTACCATCGTTATTGATATCACTATCTTCTTTACCAACTGGATCCATACCTTCCTCCCAACACTCGTCACACTGCATTTCTTCCATCATTTTTTCAACGTCCGATTCTTCAAGTGTTTGACCAATGCGACGTTTTAACAATTTATGAACCTTACCAAAAACGTCTACATCTGATTTATCACCTTTTGCTTTATTTGCTTTTTCACGATCTTCGATCTTGTTTAACAAATTCTTAGTTACCTTGGTTTCTGGTTCTTTTTGAACCTTTGCATCGGTTTTACTTGGTTTTGTTGGTTTTGTTGCCTTCGTTGGTTTAGAAGACTTAACTTCTTCATAGGTGTCTTCACCCATAACTTCTTCGTAAACCTCTAGAATCAATTTTTTAATGTCGTTTTTGGTCATATAATAATCTCCTACGTTATAAATATAAATAAACTATCAAATTACCAATATTTTCCTTTACCTTTATTTCCAAGAGAACGCATTCTGTGACTTCTGCAACTCCAATATCCAGCCGTGGTTCTGTCTTTCTTTTGACTACATCTGTGTCTAGCTGCAAAACTCTTTCTACGAGCCTTGCTACTAGCTCTACTTCTCATATTTGGATCACCAAATGTTACTTTTTTAACATTACCACCCTTGCTCTTTACATAAACAGCAAATTTCTTTGGCCCACCAGGAGTTCTAAAGGGTCTATTTAAGTGAACTGTACGACCTCTATGTTTTAACTCCATTATTAAATCTTCTTCTATTTCAATAGGTGCATCCAAATAAACTTCTCTACCTTCGAATAGTCCTTTTTTACCCAGATCACTCTCCACCAATTCAGCGTCTGAATCACATAATTCAATTTTGTTCTTGAAATAAAGAGAACGAACCTCTTCCAACAACTCAAAATAAGATTCGCTATAAGTTCTAAATATGTTTTCACTCAGTGCAATTTGTTTTTGAAGATGATACTTTAAGTTGTCACTGACTTGAACATCTTCGGTTAAAGACATGCCACATAACTCTTGATTTTCAATTAAATCTGTTAGTTTAATCATATTTATAAATATGAAAAAGTTATCTTATATTATAACAATATTCTGTTCGTTGTTTTTGTTGAGTTGTTCAACGTTGAGACCCACAAACCAAGTTGATGACAATCAGAAGAAGATCGGTAAAGAAGAAAAAAAGGTCGAAAATACTATAGAAGAAATTGACAAAAATGCTAAACAAAAGAAAATACAGACCGCTACACTAGCTGCTGGTATTCAACACTCATTGAGTGCTGTAACAAATCCTCCAACCGAGGTGAAAACTGCTAAGGATTTAAATGAACGAGTTATTTCTATAGTAGGAGTTCCACATGTAGATGAACTTAATAAAGTGAAACAAATGGTTGATTTATTGAATTCTGTAGTAATCGAAGAACGCAAACGTGGCGAAAAAATGTTAGCGGAAAAAGATCAAATTATAAATAAACTACAAAAAGAAACTACCGAATTAAAAGAACAATATGATACCCAGATGTGGGCAATGACGGAAAAAGCCGAAGAGATAGCTAAACAAGCAGATGCCAATAAAGCTACATTGGATAGTATGAGTGGTATGTTTGGCTTAAACGCTGTAATGTGGGGATTAAAGAAGTTTGTTTTCAGTGCATTAACAGGAATTATTATATTTGGAGTAATATTCTTGGTTTTGAGAGTACTTGCAATGGTAAATCCAGCAGCAGGTGCCGCTTTCAGTATATTCAACATGATAGGTTCTTCTATCTTGGGAATCATCAAAGTATTAACACCAAAAGCATTTGAGATGAGTAATTTTACATCAACTTCATCTGTAGATAAATACAAATCCCCACTGGTTAAGATTATTGATATAATTCAAGAATTAAAAGAAAAACAAAAAGATTTCCCAGAGAAAGAATATCCATTAAAAGAATTATTGGTTAAGTTTGATAAAGAAATGGATAGTCATGAAAAAGATCTAATTGATGAAATTCTTTCTAATTTAAAATGGAAACGTTAAAAATACTTGACATATTATTTGTGTAATATTACTATGATGTAATGTCAGAGTATTGTGACACATCATTAATTTACTTAAAAAGCATCAATAAGAATGTTGCAAAATCTCTTATTGAAAAGAATCATTATTCTCATAAATGGACATTATGCACCGTCGCATATGGAATATATTACAAAGATTATGTAGAAGGCACTTTCTTCGGTGGTTATAATAGTAAATTAATTGGCGTATTGGTGTATGGTAACGCTGTTGGACGTAATGCTAGTACAAGTATAAGCCCTCTACTAACAAATGATAATGTATTTGAATTAACTCGTTTGTGGATAGAAGATGGATATGGCAAGAATATAGAAAGTTATTGTATTGCTGAAAGTTTCAGACTATTGAATATAGAATACCCACAAATAAAATGCATTCTAAGTTACGCAGATAGTGAGGTTGGTCATGCGGGTACAATCTATCAAGCCACTGGATTTCTATATCAAGGTGATAACTATGTAGATATTGCGTTGATGCCTAACTATAGTGTTAGTTTAGTAGGGCCACCCAAATATGACTGGATACATAGTAGAAGCGTGTATTCACGTTGGAAGACTCACAGTGTAGACAAACTAAAAGAAAGAATTGGTAGAACGTTTTGGCGTAAAAGAGAAAGTGGTAAACATCGTTATATCAAGTTTATTAGTAACAAGATAGAAAATAAAAAGTTAACTAAATCTCTCAAACACAAAACTTTACCATATCTGAAAAGCACATCTTTCAAAGAAGAAGTACAAGAAATTATTGTCGATTCTACCAACGAATTTTTTGAATAATGCAAGAAAAAACCCCCTACCTTTCGGTAGAGGGTTTGTTTTAACTTACTAATCGTTCAGATTATACGGTGTCTAGGTCACTGATGATAACCTTACCATAGAATTCAGGACGTACTACCTTCTTAGCGTAGCGGGTCATTACGCCTCTACGTGGTGTGAAGTTAGTTGGGTCATAAACCAATGGAGTTTGGATTAGTGGAATATATGGAGCATATACTGCACCGGTTTCTAGGAAGTTACTTCCACGGAAACCAACCAAGATTACGTTATCGGTCATGTATGGGTTCTTGTAGACTTGGAAGCGACTTGCGAAGCTACCAACACGGCTTACACCCATTGCGAACTTGGCTTGGTCACCATCGGTGTTAACAACATATCCTGGGATTGATTCCAAGATGGTTGCTACGTCTGGTGAACATACCAAGAAGTTTGCACCACCACGTAGAGTCAATTGGTGAATCTTGTTAGAGACCTTTTGGATCTTGTTACCAAGAGTTTGGAACCAAGTGCTCTTTACGTAAGCAGTACGATTTGCAGAAACATTTGTATTACGTGTGAACGTAGCTACATTTGTTGAGGTATTTAATGTCTTGCTGAACTCTGTACCGATTTGGGCTGACCAAGCTTCGGTTGTAGTACCAGTGACAGACTCGTTCAACATGTCTAGGATTTCGAGATCGATTTCCATAGATACATATTCACTCAATAGAGCAGTAAGTTCTGCTTCTGCATCGATAGAGTGATATGCGTTCAAGTCTTGAGCCAATTCTGGGGTCCAGACTGCCTTCAACTTACGGGTCTTAGCAACGATTGGTTCGCTGTTTAGTACCAAGTTAACTTCTGGGATATTGATATCAGTATCAATACTTTGAGTTGCTGTAGCAGCGCTGTTACCAGAACCTTCACCAGCGGTCTTACCAGCTTCGAAGTCACCACGTAGGTTATCGGTTGGTTGAATGGTGTAGTTCAACTTTGGAGTTTGTGCTGGTGTAGTAGCAGTACTTGATTGACTTACGAACAAATTAATTACATAATTTGGAGCAGACAATGTACCATTGTTGATTACGTTAGCATAGGTATTCAATACTGTGTAAGCGGCGTTACCAGTGGTTTGTAGACCGAATGAACGTACTGCGTTCAAGTCAGCGTTCCAAACGTAACCAGAAGCAGCAACTGCATTGGTTTGAGTATTGTCGTTAATGTCAAGAGAAATCTTGAAGACACCCTTAACGTTACCGCTTCTCAATGATGAACTGAATTCAGAAGCAAATTGTAGATCGTTCCAGCTTGCTGATGCTACAGTTGCGTTTGCGCTTGTGAAAGCGGAACTTGTTACTGTACGTTCAGAGTAAGCATAACGACCTTGGCCGTATAGACCGTTTACTGCGGAATCAGTAGAACCGTACTTCAATTGGTTACCACCGAACAAGCTTTCGCCTGCAGTGTGACCCAAGTGATTACCGGAACCATACTTAAAGTCTAAGTAGAATACTAGACCAGATGGTAGATTCATTGGTTGTACGCTGACGAATTCCTTAGCGGCAATTTCAGCGAACACACGACGAACCAATGGTAGAGCAACACCAGCCCATTGTTCTGAACTGGTAGAGGTACCAGTTGTAGAAGCTTCGTCTAGAAGTTGCTTTGCTTGGTTTTCCAAGAGGATTGACATGTGTGCCTTCTCAACGCCATTTACGCCTTCAAGAAGACCTGTCTTTTCCCACTTGCTTTGTAGTCCACGGGTTTCAGCCATCAATTTGGCTTGTGGATTCATATTGTTTGTCAATAGACCTTTAATGTCCATACTCATATTTTTGTTTCTTTCTATATTTTTCTGTTAGGTTTTTACTCGCAAACTAATTACTTCTTGATTCCTGCGAGTTTTTGGAATCTTGAAGTCATCACATCAGCTTGAGGTTCTACAATGGTAGAATCAGGCTTTGTTGATGATACTGGTTTGCTTGCCAAACCCTCGGTGATAGTACTTACAGTTGCATTGGTCTTCTTTTTAACAACTGATCCACCGGCATTAATTGATTCGGCCAAAACGGTGTATGCCAACTTGACTTCACGAATGTTCTTGGTCAAGTCGAAAGTGTTGATGATCTTCAACTTTTGATCTTCAGTAAGAGCCTTACCTTTGAACAACTTGTTGGTGTATAGCAACTTAGCATTCAACAAATTGGTTTCAGCGAGAACACCCTTCAAATACTTGACGGTGTTTACGTGTTCACTCAATTGGTCTTTCAATGCTTCGTTTTCTTCATTGATAGCTACTAGAGCTTCAGCCATTTCTTCGTAAGTTACTTCACCTTCAGATGGTGATGGTACTTGACCTGGAACTGGTGCTGGAGCTGGTGCTGGAACAGCAGCAGCCATAGGATCTACTGGAGCAGCTGGAACTGGAGCTGGAGCAACTGCAGCTGCAGCTGGATCAGCAACTTCATCTTCCATTTCTAATTCTGCCAATAGTTCGTCGAGGTTTACTTCTTCACCTTCGTCAACAGTTTCTTCAACTGATTCGTTGGTTTCTTTTTCCTCACCTTTTTCTTCCTTCTCTTCCTTTTCTTCACTAACTACTTCACCTTCAAGTTCAGCTAGAATTTCATCTAGTTCTTCACTGGTGATTTCTTCGTCAGAAGCACCTGCTTCTTCTTCCAACTTCGCATCAAACTCTTGAGATCCTGGTTTGACGGTGTTCTTGTTTGCGGCAGGTGATGGTTTTACAGGATGTTGCTTTGAAGCTTCATTTCCTTTTTCTCCACCAATCTTTGAAGTTGACAAGTTTTCTTCAACTTGTTCTTCGGCTGCTGGTTCGTCTGTCATTTCTTCCTTGAGTTTTTCTGCGAACATTTCTTTCATGCTCTTAGCAAAATTTTCCTCAAGAAAGGTCTTTGCATTGGCAATTGCTGTTTCACGAACAGCCTTTGCGTCTGCGATGCTTTCCTTTAATAGATCGCTCATATAATATTACTATCCTTTCTTATTGTTTTTTGGTGAAGTTATTGGAGAACTCCAAAGAAGATTAATTTAGATGTAGACATCAAATGATTGATGTATTTGATAAATAAATATAATTAAAAATCGCAAGATGTTAAAAAAAATGATATTTATTGTATATGCCAGCACAAAGTGAAAAGCAAGCAAGATTATTTAGACTAGTACGTGGAGTTCAAAAAGGCGATGTAAAACCATCTAGTGTATCTCCACAAGTACGTAAAATGGCTAAAACTATCAAACCAGGCAGTGTAAAAGATTTTACTAAGGTTAAGGAAATTATCAATAGACTAAAAGAAGATGATACTGCAAAAGGTGTTGGATCTGAATATACACTTAGTAAAGCAAAAGAAATTACAGACAAACCATTTGATCAAGTTTTAAGAGAAAACGTTGGTGTACCATTTGATCAAAAAGAATTATTAACCTTTCAATCCAAACAAAAAGGTTTTGCTGGTTTTGGTCAAACAAACTTTATTCATAAAAGAAGTACCAGAGAAGTATCTGCTGATGTACAAAGCAATGATTCAAATAAAAAGTTTGTATTCAAGAAGTTGACTAACAATCAGAACAAAGGATTTTATAACTATGCTTGTTTTGTTAGAATCGTATCAGATGATTCGGATGAACCAACTGATAAAGTGTTTTATGTTTTGAGTAGCATGTTTGAAGACGAAGACGGAACAAAGAAAACCAAAATCCTAGCAGATTTTATAGATAGAATTAACTCATATGGCCTATAATTACAACCCAAATTTCGGTAAGCACATGGAAATTAGTAAAAGTAATTCTAAGTTCTTAAAACAACTCAGAAATAACGAGAACTTTAATTACAAACCTACAACCATGAAGATGAGAAATTTTCTAAATAACGAACAAGAAGAAATTCAAAAGTATAAAATTGCTGATATTGATAATCCAAATGGTTGGTGTTTTAACGAAATTGACACATTAGGTCACATGGGATTCAAGATGGATGATGATTATGATTTATCTTGTGAAGTAGAAATTCCAACATTAGAAATGGAAGGTAATAAACAAACCGTTAAGGTATATAAAGAAGAAGACGGGTATGTTTTGGAAACATCCCGTCGTTATGTATTTGAAACTTTTAATAAATTAATTGAATTTATTGATAGTATTCCAACCAAAATATTTTAAATCTGAGTTGGTGGCTTTTGTTCACCAGTTGGATCTTGTGTTGGTTGTGCAACGTCTGCTATTTCAAAATAGCGTTCTAGTTTCATACCAATTTCTTCATACAACATTTCCATTTGCTTTTCTACACCTTTGATCTTTTGTGATTCTTCGTATAGTTTGGTAGCCATCTTTTTGACTTCCTTCATATCACGTTCAATCATCTTGGCTTCCATCCATTCGTTACACTCTTTAATAGCATAACGTTCTGCCAAATTAACTGCTTCCATAATTTTGGTTGCGGTTTCATAGACATTTTCGGCCTTCAATGAACCACGATATTCATTATAAGCTTTGATGGTTTCGTACAACTTCTTCTTTTCTTCTTTAGTCAAAGGAGTGTAAGCAATTTCTGTGGAATTTTCTACTAAATGTTTTAGCTTAATCATATGAATATAAATATTGTTTAAAATTACAATTCAGAAAGAATATTGTGAATTAGTCTTTCTACGTTATTGTATGGGTTGATGATAATTCTTTGATCAACACTTTCGTTGATTTTACCTTGAGGATACATGAATGCACCTTGTGTACTAGGATTGCTTACAAAGTCAAAGGCAATTAAATCAAAATCATCTTGTACTACGTCAGCACCTTCTCTCATGTCTTTCTTAACACTACCTAGACCACGACTACTGATACCCAATAAAATTCCAGATTGTAGTAGATCTCTGAGAATATTACCACTTGGTGTAGGAAGAATTTCAACAGTACCAACTAAATCTTTACCATCCCACCCCATATCTGTGATGTTATGACTAACGTTTTTTAAGTTAACAACAGATGATTCTGGATGATCAAGTTCACCCATAGCACGACGTTGTTTAACAAAATTATCCATGTATTTTGCTGCTTCACGTTTTAAAATCTCTTCTGGATATACACGGCCGTTTTGATTCTTTGCGTCGGCACGTTGTAATACACCATTTACAAGAAGTTTGCCATCTTTCAATGATTCGTTTAGTGATGTCTTTTTAAATTCAAAAGGTAATACGTCGATTAGAATTTGTTTCATATTAAGCAGTAGGTTGAGATTGTGGTGGTTTTTCTCCAGCGGTTTGTGAAGTTACTGGAGGTTCTTCAGATGTCACATTATTTGCAGATTGTGTTGCCACCTGTTTGTTTGGATCAACTAATGCTTTTGATTTAGCTATTTGATATTGATCTTTAGGTTTGACATCTGCTTTTCCTAAAATTTTGATTTTGAATCCTGGCTTGATGAAGAACTTAGCAGTCTTTTGTTTGCTTTCTTCACGACCAATAATTACAATAACATATCGATCATAGTAATAATCGATTTGTACACCAGTTACATTAATAGTATAATCGGCTTCTGGTTGTTTGTATCCTTTACTAGCACGAACCACAATCTTTTTATCTAAAATTGCATCTTGAATCTTTTTTTGAAGATCCACCTTCAATTGTTCAGTACTATTTTTCAACTTGGCATCAAAGTCGGTAAAATCTGGTTGAATATCATACGATTGTAGATTTACATCAACCGGAGCTTTTTGAGCTTGTGGTGTTGGTTGTGCTGGAGCTGACACGGGTGCGGTAGATGGTGCTGGTTGAGCACCTACTTGTTGTTCAGCCTCACTTTTCAATTTATACAATAACCCACCAACACCTTCTTTACGCATTTGTCTAACAAGTCTATTTGCGTGTTCAGTTACAGGCAAAATTCCTTGTTCATGACCAGCCAATGCTGGATCCAATTCTGGATCTCCATGTTGTACTAAACCATTAGAATCTTTATATGTAGCAACTGGCTCTATATTTTGAGCAGGAGTAACATATGCTGGTTCACTATACATTTGATTCTCTAAAGCATAACCAGGACTTTTCTTTACAGGTTTAGCCAACTTAAATCCGAATTGTGTTGCAGCACGTACATTACCAGGAGATTTTTTATTGGAACTAAATGCAAATGGTGTCATTACACCAGGAACACCCGATGTTGTACTAGCTTCATTCTTCTTCTTCAACTTGGCATCCACCTGCTTTTTTATTTTTTCACGAGTAGATGGTGAAATTTTATCTGCGTGAGATTGCAACCACGCATTGTATTCTTGTTTAGAAATACGAGCTAACTCGCTATCTCTATAATATTCAGCGTATTTTTTAACAATATCTCTAAATGGGTCACCTGATTCTTTAAGGAGTTTTTTCATTTTGAATCTTTTTTAATTCCTCAACCAATTCATATGCAGTCAAAAGAGATGTGAGTTGGTTCTCTTTTACTAACCCACTGATAGTTTTGTTTGAAAGTTGAGTGATAGTTTCATTCAACTTAATCTTAATAACTTCGTTGTTTTTAATTACCGAAATAGTTTCTTTTAAAATTTCAGAGACTCTCTTATACTCTAAATTTACAAACTCAGTAAACTTGTTTGTGTTGGACACATTTGTAATATACTCCTTTAACAAACGCTTTTGATCCGGTAATAGATTGCTATATTTTTTGTTGAAGTTTTCAATTAGGAACTTATAAGCTAACAATCTAACTTCAGCTGGTTGACTATCATATATATCAAGAGGTTGTGAATCACTCTTCTTATCCTTAGTCAAACTTTCAATAACACATTCTCTTGCTTCAATCAATTCTTCTACTCCGAACTTTACTTCATTCAAATTTTGATTTTCAAACAATTTATAAACTGAAGCGTATAGTTTATAATTTGGAATCTTATTCTTTAAGAACTCATCGATATTATATTGTTCTTTAATTTCTTTTACCAGATTATACTTCTGTTTATTTAATTCACGAGCATCAATCTTGGAACGAGTTTGCAAAACTACATCGAGAATGCGTTCTGCTGTTTGAGGATTTTTAGAGGATTGTGATGCTATGAAGTTGTACAATTGGAACTCTTTGCCCAACTCCTTTGACTCGTTGAAGTATTTGAACATCAGATTTTTCGTGAATGATTCATCACGACCTGCCAAAATATCAGACGTTATTTGTCTGGTAAGTAGTTCGAATAGAACACCGCTATTCTTAAACTTTGAATGTTTCGCTTTCTTATGCATAAGTTCCAATTAAATATAAATATAAGTAGAATTTAAAAATAATCACTATTTATACTATTCTTTATTCTTTTATGTTTGTTTCGTCCATGAACGAAGGTTTATTTTTTGACTCCTTTAAAATGTCTTTGTGACCATTGAATGCCTGCATCAATGATGATAATGATTCAAGTGATAATGGAGACTTGTTTTTGTATTTGTGTGTAGGTGATAAATCACTATCTCTATTATTTTCTAATGTACCAAGTGGATCTTCACCAAATGGATATTTACTAGCGTCTTTTCTGCCAGTTTGATCACGTTTTTCGGCTAATTTAGGAGGTGTTTCTCCACCACCTGCACCTCCAGCTCCACCTGTTTCTCCACCGGATGGAGTAGCTTCTCCACCTGTTTCACCACCTGATTCTGGTGATGTAGATTCGCCGCCTCCAGTATCACCGCCACCGGCGGACCCCCCACCACCTTCTTCACCTTTTGATTTCAAGAAGTTGAGTGCTGGGTCGTTACCTTCTTCTTCAATTTGCTTGAATCTATACGCACCCTTAGCATCATCAACAAGTTGTTTTTGTAGGGTAATCATATCTTGATCACTCATACTAAATACATTTTCATAAATCCACTTTTTGCTGAACAATTTTTGTTCTTGCATGTCCTTGCTAACTTCAACCTTACTCTTCCAAACATCAATCTTTTCTTTTTCAAAAATAGTAGATGGGTTAGTTAATTCTAAAGTAAAATCAACCAATGATTCATCTCTATATCCTTGTGAGTATAAATGAATAACCGCAATCTTGTTCAATTCACTAACAATGATACGTTGTATACGTTGAATTGTACGTGCAAAACGAATATCTTCTGCTGCCAATGTAGCTTTACCACTTAAACTTTCATCATATCCTAAGAATGCCTTTGGAATCTTAAGTGCTGCCATCATCTTATTACGTAGATATTCAATATCGTCCGTACCTGTCCATTCAAGTCCAGGCAAATTACTAATATCAGTACCACTATCACCACCACGTACTGGCAAGAAAAAGTCTTCTACCATGTTTTGTAGATTAAAACGTAAATTATAATCACCAGTTGCTTGATCCAAGTATGGTGTCTTTTTCATCTGTGCGATAATACGTTCCATATGATTATCGACTTCATTTGGAGGAATATTACCAATATCAACTTTGAAAATACGTTTTTCAGGAGCACGCATGATACGATGAATTAACATTGCGTCTTCCATCAAACTCAATTGTTTCCATACACGACGAGCGCCTTCTAACATACTCTTACCATATGGTAAGAAGTTACTATCACTCAACAATCGGAAATGAGCCATTTGGTAGTTTTCAAGATCTTCAATTTTGTTACCATAAGGAAGATTAACTTGGAACTTTACAAAATTCTTATTTTCTAGATGGGCATTTTCTACACGGGTCACATAATATGAACTCAAAGGTTCAACCATGTAAACACCATATTCAGGACTAATGTGCAATCTCAAATAGAAATCACCATACTTTACCAAACTACGAGTCCAACTCCATAAATTAAATTCAATGTTTAGAATATCATAGAACAAATTGTTTAATATTTGTTTAATATCGTCGTTTGAGGATTGTACAGAAATGATATCACCTAATTCATTTTTACTTGTACATTCATCCGCATAAATGTCTAAAGCGGATGCTAGGATTGGATCCATATCCATTGTATCATAGTCACGAAATAATTCTACACGACTACTTTGATAACTAAGATTGAAATCTCTGGTATATTGATTATATGCGGTTGTACGTAATCTATTAAAACGATCTCTTAAACTATTACGATCTGTTGCATATTGAATTTCATCGGTATCTATAACCTTCAACTTTTTGCCGCCAATGTTTCTGACAATTACGTCATTACTAAACAAGCGCTTTAGTCTTGCAAAAAGTGATCTATTCTTTAATTCTTGAAATGCTTTATCAGTCATATTTTACCGCCATATATATAAGTATTTATAACAACCATTTTAAGCTTTCTTTTTTACCGTTTACATTAGCATTTGGACTAAACTCCCACGATTCAGACATCTGTCCAAGTGGTTTTGTTAACATAGGTTGATTACTAACACTAGTAACTTTATTAATACCAGCCAACATTTGTCTATTGTAAGCGATTTGTTCGTTTCTGAGTCTTAATGCTGTTTCACGTACCCATAATCCAATACCCATAGACATAACTAAATCATCGTTATATCCACGCATTGCTTCTGCTTTTGGACCATTCCATATGAATACATTCAACTCTTCAAACAATCGTTTAGACTTCATAATTACTTGTTTTTGTCTAAAAAATAGTTCCAATCCACTCACAATTAATGGACGATTTCTGGATGTTGTTGTAAATCCAGGTACCAATTTTTTATCTTGTGTGTTTAATTTATTGCTATATGTTTTTTCTACATCTACAATAGTAAGATCAGATGCACTATAAAATGTATTCTGGTAGTCTCTATCAATGATCTGTTGAAGTGTTCCCCAACCTACGTTGTTGTTTTCTACAACCAATAGTGCGTTATTATATTCGGTTGCAACACTAACCAGTAGATTACCATAATCTTTGGTAGTTAATTGTCCTCTATATTCTGCGACTTGTTCTAATGTTTCAACGTCAATAACATGAAATGCACTAAAATCTCCACCATCTCCTCTAGCACAATCCGCAGTTAATAGATAATTTTTACTATAATTTGGATAATCCCATATCCATAAGTCTTGATTATTCCCTCGTTTTTCTACAGGATCTTTAATATACGTCTGTTTATAAAACTCTAAAACCTCTACACTTACAACTTGATTACCAGATGTACTAAAGTCACAATCACACTCTTGAGCAGCACCTTTTACACCGGATAATTCAGTTTGTTTATCTCTCCAAGCTTGATCTCTTTCTGGATGTAAATGCCATGGCAAACGAATGGTCTTGAAATTGTTTTTACCCTCTTCAGCATCAACCCAAGTCTTATGAAAGAAGTTGCCTACACCATTTGGAGTACTCAATATAATAGCTCTACCGCCAGTAGATAGTGTATATTGGGCTGACAACCAGATTTCTTCAATACCATCAATAAATGCAGCTTCGTCAATAATTAGTAAGGATAGTGCAGATGAACGACCTGCGGTACCAGCGGATGATACTGCTTTAATCTGAGAACCATTCTTTAAACGAAGTGATAAACGATTGTCTTCTACGCATGGTACTTTCAACCAAGATGGCAAGTTATCGTTAGCAAATCTGACCTTGGTAACAATTTCCTTTGCGGTTTCCTGTGTAATACTAATACATAAAATGTTCTTATCATTGTGGAATGTCATCAACCACAAACTATAAGCTGCAGTAAGAGTACTAATACCCATCTGACGACTTTTAAGAACAATGTTTAATTGATTGTCAACAAAGTCTTGAAGAGCATTTTCTTGGAACGGATATAGTTCAAACCCAACCGTTCCTCTTATAGGATGTTGAATCTTTACATACTTCTTCATGAAGTATATAGGATCTTCTATACATCTCTTATACTCTTGCTTTATTATCTCTCTTAAGTTTGGCTGACTCATATTGTATTTCTAATTCTGATATTTCAGAGTCTATATTTGATAGACGTTCATTTATAACCTCTAGATCTTTTGTGACATCTTCAAGTATTTTAGAAAAGTTTTCTACACCACTCCAACGTTCAATAGTGCCATCTTCTTCAGAAAACTCAATGTTTTTACCATTGTTTTGTTCACACCACTTTTTTGTTTCCTCAAACTTTTGTTTATAATCTTGAAGAGCAGATCTTACGTTTTTAAGTTCACGAATTTTATTGAATGTATCCCAGATTCCTAATGTTTTGAGTCTGGTTTCCTCATTTGTAAAACATTCATAACATAGTCCGGTTTTTGGCCAAGTTCTATCGTCCAAGTAACTACCCCAGCGAACATCCATATTACAACAAGTACATCTTTGTTCTATAACAAGTGTTGCACGTTTTGGAACTCTACGTTTGCTTCCATTTTTCCATACCCATTTTCTACCTTGACTATCCTCCCATTCTTCACCCTCTTTACGTTTTGCGTTTTCCAAGTTAGGATCATATCCTACTTGGATGAATGGACGAACTCCATCAACATAGTCTTTAACAATATCTAGATTGTTTTTACCCGATGCTCTTTTCATAACAAATATGTATTTAATTTATTTCTTAAACTTACTTTCCAGACCTTTTATAATAAAACTTCCTGTAATTTTAAACGGATTATTGTAAATGTTTGGATCTCTAACTACTATTCCTTCGTGTTTATCTAGATCTCCAATTTCACTAGTAGCATTCTTTAATACTTCATCTCCTAATTTAATTGTTGCTAAATAAACAATGGTATCATTTATAACCTTTTGAATATCTTGACCCGTGAAATCTTGTGAAATATTTTTGCTGTTTGAAGCATTAATAAATTGTTCACGGGTAATAAGCGGTAAATTAATTTTTACATTTTTTAACCAATCCTTTAACGACTTGGTTTCAGCTACTTCTGTAGGATATAAAGTTATTGGTTCTCTCAATACTTTTGCTAAATTTGGATCGGCTTTGAAAGATGTACCAACACTTCCTAAAACTTTGAACCCATACTTCATCGCAACCTTATTTAATTTATTGATATAAGACTGCATTGCCGCTTTATCATATGGTATTTCCACAGCTACACGGGATTTAACACTACCATCCTTACCAAATGTTTTTGGTTTGATCTCCTTTAGTCCGTGTATCGCTAAGAAATTCCCTATATCTCCATATCCAACAACATTGGTGGTTCCTTCAACATATTCAATATTGAACAAGATGTTTGGATTGTCTAACAAACCCAACTTTTTTAATTCGGATTTGGTGCTTGGAATAGCTTCATCAAAAATGTTTATTACTTTTGTTCCTATATTAATAAATCCATGGCCAGGTTCAAATCTGTTAGGCAAATCTTCTGGTCTCATTCCTTTAATATCAAGTGGTTTTGCACTACCACGATCCATTACAAATTGACCATTAGATAATCTAATACTAGCATTTACACCATCGATTTTAACACTACCACCACCTTGTTTTAGTGATTCGACTGCTTTAACAAATACATTTACTAAATCTTTTCCGTTGGATGAAAAATCGAATGGATGTGCCATATGACCTCCAGCTCCACCTTCTTTAATCATTTCGTTCAAAATATTATTCAGCTTTATCATATGGTTTTAAAAATGTTTTATCAAATACTCTGATTGCTTTATCATAGGATCGTTTGGTTTCGTCTGTATCGTCTTGTGTAAATTGCCAATTCCAAAACAATTGATCGGGGGTTTGAAATTTATAGTAGTCGCCTAACACAGCTTTTTGTGTGTCTACGACTTGTTTTCCGTGCCAGTTTTGTCCAACAGCAATAAATCCAGCTTCAATGTCTTTCACTACATTCTTTTCCCCTAACGTAGAATGTCTATTTTCAATCCAAGTTAATCTCTCAATTAACTTCTGATAGTATCCATTGGCCTGTCCCCATCTAACACTTGCAAAAAATACAACGCAATCGCTTTCAAATAATTCTTTGGTAATCTTCCAAAGTTCGTCGTTTTTATTATTTAAACTAGCCCAACAACGATGATATCCACTTGGATTTTTGTCGTCATCTTTGAGTAAAGCTCCTTTTACGCCACAATGATTGCCATCATATTTCAGATTACTACTTACATTGCCTTCACAAGGAGCTATATTTAAACTAGGTACTTCAATTAATGTTACTTTCTCTTTACCTAATAGTTCTTGTATTTTGATCGCTAACTGTGTACTTTTTGGAACATCGTCTTTGTGTTGACTCCATCTATTACTTGTAGTCAATAGTAATATTTTGTTCTTTGTACGTAAATAGTCAATAGTCTTCTTGTATTTACGAGCATAAATATCCATATCTTGCTCGCTTTGAGGAAGTTTGGCTTCTAGTAATATATCTGAAAGACTAATCATTTTGCTAAATTGTCTAATTTATTTTGCATAGTCATACCACGAATAACTTCGGGAGTACCACCATTATCTCTATTAAAATATCGTTTGTAATTACTCAGTGCTACGTTCAACTTGTCTTTATCAATAGGTTCTTTTGATATAATATCTTTGATCATCTTTAAATTATTCACGACCAAAACGTTTGTATCACTGATTACTTCATCTATTAACTTTAAAAGAGATGGATCTACAGATTCTTTAACATGTGGTTTAGTTAAATCCTCAACAATTCGTGTCAATAGTATCATGATTATAAATATCTAAATTAAATAAAAAACCCCACCTTTTTAGGGGTGGGGTCTTGTTTTATTCTATTTCAATTAGATATTGAAACTTGCACCAGTTGGTAGAATGTTGAAGTCAAGGATAATGAATTCAGCGGTTCTAGTTGGTTGGATGAAGATTTGACCATATAGAATATTTCTATCAATTAGGTCAGGAGTATTGTTTTGTTCATCCATCTTAACTTGGTAAGCATAGATACCATTACGTTGTTGTACAGATTCCAAGTAAGGATTTACGATACTCAAGAATCTATTACGTGTAGCAGCTACGTTTTGTTCGAATACCAAGTAGTTGCTTGAACTTGCGACGAACTTCTTCAAGTTGATCAACAAGCGACGAACATTGATACGATCCAAGGCACTTGGAGCAATTTGTAGAGTCTTTTGACCCCATACACAAATACCTTGGCCAGGGAATGCTGCGATTGGATTTACACGACCTTCATACAAGGTGTCACGTTCGTTATGAGTCAAACGATCAAGTACTTGTACTGCGGTTGGAATACCACCACGATTTAGACCGGCTGGTGCGTACCATTCGGCAGCAGCGTTGTCGTTAGCAGCGTAAACTGCTGGCAATACTACTGAAGGTGGAACGCTAATAACCTTGTTGGTATTAGTATCTAGGATCTTAACCCAAGGATAATAAGTACATACATAGTTACTATCAATTGTTGCTACGCTGTTGATAGCTGCATCAATTAATCCAACGGTTTGGTTACTTGCTGGGAACACGATGTTATCCATGATGTAGAAACAATCGCCACGAGCTTCGCACATATCGATAGTAATCTCGGTTACGTAGCTGTGTTGTTCACGGAAGATACCAGGCAACACAATCAAGTTGATATCAAATTCATCAGCGTTACCTAAAGCAGCAATAGCTTGTTTATAAGCAATGCTACCTGGGCTGTTGATATTTGTACAATCTAGACCTTGTGTATTACCGGCGGTAATATCACTACCGATGTTGATTGGAATTGCTGGCCATTGACCATCAAATCCACCTTGGAAACCTACCAAGAACTTACGCAACTTGACGTAGGTTGATTCATTTACTGGATCATAGTTACTTGGAATACTACCACTTAGGGTTGGTGACAATAGTGATCCTGTTCCATTTGCATAGAACTTAGCACTATCGGTACCCCATGTCTTGTCTTCCAAGTCGAAGTCAATATTTACACCATTTACACTACTTGGTAGTGGTTTGAAGTATTGATATGTATCATTATATACACCCACGTTAGCAGATGATGTAGGATACAATGAGGTCAATTCATCATCAGCTTGTGGTACTGCGTTAAACACTGTACCAGAAGCATATTTACCAGGAGCCAATGACCAGATACTTGCTTTGCTGTATCTTACTGGAGGAATAATATCAGCCAAGGTACCAGCAACTGGAGTTGAATATGATTCAAATCCATATGGAACAGATACTTCTGGATATAAACCATCAGCCATTTCAATTCTGATAAATTGACTCAAGTTTGCGTATGTACCAAACTCAATAATTTTACCAGCAAATGTAATGTAAGCATATCTATCACCAATTCTACGAGCAATGAAGTTAGCAGATGCAGGATCTAGATTCAAGTTTTGATAAATTTCCAAATATTTTGGACGCTTATCAGTATCACTATAAGCACGTACTGCCAATGTGAAACTACCCCAATCACTACCTGGGACTGTACCAGACAACTTAACGTTGCTGATTTCAATCTTATACTTCTTATTACTCAAAGTACCATCGCTCAATGTGTGTACTTTAAACAATTGGAATTTGGTTGGAGTGGAAGCACCAGATGCACTACCTTTGAATGGAGCAATCTTTTGAGAATAGATCCATGGAGTATAAGCATTTGTGATACTGAATTGGCTATCACCAGCATTCAAGTTTGTGCTGTATTGATCGACGAACTTTAGAGGTTCACCAACTGCAAATCCTGTTTCAGGAGCAGTCTTAGCAGACAATCTCCAACCGCCGCCTTCTGCACTTGGACGAGTCTTTTCTGCTACGAATCTTTGAATACTATCATTGAACAACAAGTAGTTGTAGGCAGCTTCTACTTTTTGTCCAGCAACTTGTTTAGCAGGATTACCAGCGGTAGGATCCATACCAAATACGTTTGCAATATAATTATTATCACTTTCATTTAGGGTGAAGTCATAGTAACCATATGTTCCCGAACTTGTGCTACCATCATTATTTGCGAAGTTATACTTCAAAATTAGTTGATAAGCATTTTCGTTTGGATTGATTAATCCCTTATATGGGAATACTGAACTTGTCAATTGACTCAAGGTTGATGTGTCAAATCCAAATACTTCATAGCTACTATTGAATTGGGTTGAACCATTTTGAGTATTATTCAAAACAGCCAATACCATCTTGGTTCTAGCAGATGTGTTTGGATTACATGGATCTCCACCTGAATTATCTTGACTTGTGAATGTACCATTGAAATCACCATAAGCACCACCAATTAGACCCAAGAATTGTAGTGAAGAACCACAACTGGTTGAACTTCTAATAGATTTTACACTTGCGCTATATACTGATAAGATACCATTTACATCAAATGTAGTTGTATCGTAATCCAAGGAAATCTTGGCACTTGAAGTCATTGATGCTGAGAAGTAAGCAACCGTTTCAGAACTTTCATTGAAAGCTGTAGAAACCTTAACTTCTGGACTTACGTTTTGAGATTGTACACTGGAACTTAGATAGTAATAACCAGCAAATAATCCAGATGTTGGAGTTACTCCTGTGATCTTTCTATACAAATATGTGTTAGCACCAGAACTATTTGTTGTGCTTACTGTTCCAATATTTACTTGTTTTCCAGCATACAATACTGAACCACTTAGTGATCCGCCTGTACCATTGTACCCAGATGGATAGTTACTTGTAGCGGCCTTTGGAGCAAACTTACCGTTAACTGTACCATTTAGTCTCAAACGAGATGTATCATATCTATAAACAAATGCTGCAGTTGATTTTGAACTGCTTATACTTGCATTACTAAAATCAAGAGTATTGTTTGAGGCATATTTACCCAATACCAAACCATAAGTTACATCATTACCACTTAGAGTATAAGATGCGGTCAAATAGTTATAATATGGTAGTGAACTTGCCAAATATGATGATGAATAAGTAACTGAATATCTTGTTGATCCGATAGAAGCGGAAACTACACCCGCGATTAAAGATCTATCATAATCAAAATTTGCCAACGTATAATCACTAGAACCACCTGGTGGTTGAACCTTGCTGCCTTGTTGTACTACAGATGCACTAAAGATGTAACTATTTCTAGTGGTTGCGATCTTAAACAACTTACCTTTACTACCAGAAGCAGCTAGTGATGCGGATAGTGTAGTACTATTTGTTGCGGTAGGCCATCCAATAGATACTAGGAATTGTGCAATTTCTGTATTTGTAGCTTTGGTGACGTTTACAGATGAAGAAATTGTTCCAGTAGTACCTGCTATACCACGAATTCCCGTCACGCTCGATGCGATTGTTGAAGAACTATATTCAAGAATGATGTTTGATGTATAGGAATCACTATCCAAATACATGAATGATGCAGTGGTCAAAGCACCCAAGTCGCTATTTCTGTTCCAGTAACCTGGTTCAGCGTATACAACTAATGGATTCTTTTGCCAGTATCCGGTTAGACCGCCGATACGAACGACGGTTACTACACCTTGTTGAATTAAATATTCTTTGGCAGTGTATGGACCATAATATACCCCGTCAGCTACGCCGAAACGTTGTTCGAGCATTGCTACTTCGGTCATTCTTGCTGGGAAGAATGCTGGTCCATCTGAAAATGGTGCTACGATGGCACCTCCGATATTGGCTACGCCTTGGGCTAGCCCTGACAAGTCATTTTCTCTGGTAAATACACCAGGACTTACTATATTTTGTGTTGGTGAAAATCTTCCACCTTCTTGTATTGGCATAATTTATTCCTTTCAAAAGTTAGGTTTAATTTATAAATAGTGCCAGAAAAAGTCAACATCTCACTATTTATTATATCTTTTGAAATTTTATAATGTGCCTATAAATTTTTTAATAATTTCTATAGAATCAACTCTGTTTAAATCAAATGACTCTAAGTTATATATGATATTATACTTTTCTCTGGAAATTTCAAAATTATCAAACTCATCATTAAATTCTGTCATATTTATCTGATATTTGAAATTAGTACCCCGAGTTTGATTATATAAATCTATATAAGATCCCCAAATTCTAGAATCTTCTAAACTAGAAGTTTTTAAATTAAACATGAAGTTATAATCTTTTATATTAAATTCATATTCATCTATTAAACTCACACCATTTTCCAAACTGAACGCGTAGAGTTTAATATAATCAAATTGTAAGGATTTAATATTTGTTCGTAAATACCAATGTCCTATCTCAGGAGTTTCTGTTGAATAAAACTCATGTTCTTTGCTAGAAATTACATAATGTAGAGTATGATTAAAATATCTGTCTGGTATGTTAGCAAATGTCAATTTAATAAACGACTCCGTATATTTTACATTAAAAAAATTATTTTTTGATCTCATTGTAATTTATAAATTTTGTTGTTTATGATTAATAAATCAATAGTACCCTCAGATAGATGTGATAACGCATCATTTGGAGAATTAATTATTGGTTCACCATGACCATTGAAACTAGTGTTCATTAACACAGGTATATTTGTTTTTTCATTAAATTTACTTAATATCTTATGAAACAAAGAGTGTCGATCCTTATTAACAACTTGTGGACGGGCTGTATTATCATGAAAGTTTATAACCGCAGGTATCTTTTTAGCCCATTCTTCACGAACTGTATAACACAACGTCATAAATTCAGCGGCATTTTTAGATTTATAAACATGACATATATTTTCGATATGTTCTTCCATAATAATAGGAGCAAAAGGCATTATTTCATCTCTCTTTAATCTTTTATTTATGTAAGCATGTGTTTCTAATCTAGTTGGTTCAACGACTATAGATCTAGATCCTAAAGCTCTAGGCCCATACTCAGTAGCTCCTTCAAAAATACCAATAACTTTTCCATCAACAAGATAGTTTGCAACATTATCAAAGTTTAATTCTTCTTCTATAATGTTTTTTCTAAAATTTGTAGAAAAATTATCTAAGTCGTTCTGTATATCTACAGAAGAATGTTTTTTTCCAAAGAAAACATCTTTTATACGACGATTTGTAAACTCTCCCAGTTCAACTCCATATGCAATCGCAGATCCTAATGATAATCCTTCATCACCCATCGCTGGATAAATCCATATATTTTTAAATGGAAGGTATTCATTAATTTTTTGATTTAACTTTACATTTGCAAACACTCCTCCAGCTAAACAAATGTTATCAAATGGACCATACTGATCATATAATGATTTAATATGAGTCAACAGAGTGTTTTCTGTTAAGTATTGTAGATTATATGCTAAATTTCTTTTTAAATTAATAGCTTCTTCTGGATTTAAATTCTGCAAAAGATTTTTAAATTTATTTTCAATTGTACATGAAGCTTTTATCATGTCATTCTTTACAAAGAAATTTAATATATCATAAATTTTATGATCGAACTCTCCTTGTGCAGCAAGACCCATTATTTTACCCTCATCTTTTAAAGGAGTAAGACCAAATATATAACACATCAAATACCACATGTTTGCGATACTTCCATGTTTTACTCGTTCACCTATTTCAACCAATTTACCATTTTTAACTATATATGATGCCGATTGATTATCATTGAGATTATTAAACCAGTTGTATCTTTGATAATTGGAAATATTTAATTCTGTCCAATTATCATCTCCTATGTCACCACCATCATAGGAGATGACCAACGTATTATCATTAAATCCGGATGTATAATAAGCACCACATGCGTGTGCGTAATGATGACCTATTAGTCTTATACTTTTATTTTTTAATATATTTACGATATCATCGTGTCTGTGGTGAATGGCAGGTTTTGCAATTGCAAATTTTACACTCGGATCTTTTATGTCAAAATCAAAATCTTTTTGAATTGCTGAAAAACTATGTGATGGAAACAAACCGCCAGCGTATGCTGATTTCACTCGCGAGAATCTCTCCTCTGTATAACAAGCTAATATTTGATTATTTTCAATCAAAGAAAAACCTACATCATGTGCGCCGATATAACTTCCTACAATTTTCATAAATTATGATCTTTTATCAGACTATCAATTTTTTCTATAACCATTTGCGGAGTAATTGATTTTGTACACTCAAACATTTCCTTTTTATCGGGTTTTGGGCACCACATCCAATTACCTCTGTCGAAATAATTATCATTCCAACATCCATTACACACATTTTTATTTTGAACTCTATATGGAGTTTCAAATTCAGTATAGTCATGAGAAAATCCACTAATTAATGTTACTGGCTTTCCTATAGACCAAGCCAACCAAGATAATCCGGATGGAAGTCCTATAAAAAATGAACTATGATAGATTTGATTAATACGATCTTCTAATGAATAATTTCCGGTTAAATCTAACGCATTAGAAGGGATTATATTCATATTATTATTATTTCCAAAAGAACTATTTTTATCTATACAAACTACATCGAATCCTTTTGATTTTAAATAATCAACTATAATATTCCAACCACCTTTGTAATTCCAATATTTTGCTTGTGCAGTACTTTGCGTTGCAATAGTAACATATGGCTTTGTGAATTTAGATGGTGATAATCTATAATCTAAAGATGGCCTTTCAGGAACATAATTTAAACCCAAATAATCACTCGCTACTTTTTGCAATGGTTGTTTTCTAATATCATTCTTACATCGCATCGCATTAATAGAACTATTATCTACATACCATCCAGGCTTATATGTTGCAAATAAATCGGGGACAGATTCATCAAAATTTATAAATTTAATATCCTTATATTTATTTTGAAACAATTCACGAAGTCTTATTTTTAAGAATAAATTACATTTGTGTTTTTTTCTAAATTGTTCTGCTATTGGCATCCAACATAACTGATCACCCAACGCATTAGTTTCATATTCTATTAGTACATTCTTATCTTGCAAGTCCAAGTCATAATTTAACACGATTTCATTTGTTAAATTACTTTTAACTATTAAATTGTATGGTATAAAATACGTATAATCACATCTACCCCACCAACCATCTTGCAGATTGGTATCATACAAAACTTCATCCGTTAAGGAGTTTTTAAATTTTACGTTAAACGTTTCATCTTTATTAGTACACTTTGTAATTTGTACAAATGCATTATCATTAAATGAATATTCAACATGTACTTTATTGTTAACTTTATTTGTATTTTTATTTAAGTTTGAATAAATATCTATAAATTTTTTCGCAAACAATTCATTTGTATACTCGTTATATAACTCAATCAGTTGATCAACTCTATTGGTATACGAATTATTATTTGCAGCTTTTAATGATTCGGTATGATAATATTCATAGTTTGAAATAACTTTATTGATTGCATCTTTTATTTGTTTTGTATCTCTATCAACGACGATCATTCCATCATAACGTTTATTTTCAAACGTTCCTACAACTGGTAGTCCACAAGCCATAGCTTCCAGTAATGTTAAATTAGGATGACCTGCTTCTAACTCAGATGCGTGAATGAATATGTCATGGTTGTTGTATAACTCTATTAAACCATTTTCATCAAGATCAAATATCTTAGTTAGATGTTCATAATTGTTCAATGATGGATCTAAAGTTTCAAAAAACTTTTTATTGTTACTTGGTCCAGCAATTGTAATAGGTAGATTCAACTCTTTAGCAGCTTGTATTGCATACGTGAATCCCTTTCTATCATAAGATTGATTGTTTGCATAACCATTATTGGCAACACATAGTAATTTATATCCTTCTCTATTATAATTTTTATACTTAAATACATCGGTATTTACAGCATGTGAAAAATAACGTAACTTTTTACTAGCAAAATAATCAACCAAATATTTTGCTGGACATGTTGATATTATACTATTTTCTATAGCCTTTAGATTTTCTTTAAAAACATCTGAATTTTTTCCATATAGGAATGCGTGATGATCGTGTAATGTAAAAATATATGGTATACCACGTTCATAACATTCATTGGCTAAGTTTGCAACGTGAACATGTACGATTGTATTGTCATTATATTTAATATCATTTAAATATTTAATCTCACATTGTAATCCCTTAGAATTTAATTGTTGATGATAATCCCAAATAATTTTTTCAATAGCCCCCCAACCATTTGGTGGAATTGGAAGCAAACCTAAATGTACTTGTACTACTTTCATAATTATTTAGCTATAAAATGTCCGTTGTTTTTTAATTCTTCGATTGACGAAAATTCAGTTAAAACTTCTTTTATGATACGAGCTTTGTCTTTGTCAAAAATGGTGTTTAATACTTTATACTTGTTATTTTCACGAAAATCAACCTCTATGTGCCACCAACCACCATTTATTATTTGTTTAATTTCTTTCTTAATCAAAATGTCATTTTCATAAACACATATTTCATTTAGTTTATTGTCAATTTTATTATTAAAATTGCTCAAACATACAAATTTGTTTTGATTTGGAATAGGTAGAACAGTTAAATATTCACACATAGAAAACATGTTAATTTCACTATTATTGAAAAAACTTTCTTCATTGTTTTTATAGTCAATGTATATATCTTTCTTTTTATGTATCAGTTTATTATAATAAAATTGTTCAAGTCCATTTGATATGCCTGTTTCTTTTACAAATCTCTCATATGTGGTTGGAGTAAAGTACTCAAATAGTTCAAGATAGAAGTCTGTATTAATTGCATGAAATACCGTCTTTATAGTATCTCCCTCTAACGCTTTATCATAGAAGAAAAATCCTTTTTTTGTTTGCATGATATTTTTTATCATGTTTAATTGATTAAAATCTTTCTCAGATATAACAACGTCGTAATTAAACGCAAATACGTTTTTGTAACCAATCTTATTAGCAAAACCAATTCCATTATAATAATTTAAAGCAACTCCTAATCCATGATATTTATCAGATCCACATGATGGTAGATAAACTTTTATATCATGATGTTGATTTACATATGTCCAATTTTTATAAAAATTATGAATCAATAATGGATTGTTTTTGTCGTAAACATAATAATCGGCTGCAGATTGTAATCTAGTACTAACTGGATAATGTGAGGATAAAATGACTTTACATCCAAATTTTTTAATTTGTTCTATGGATTTTAAAGTTGTTTCTTCTATAATATCGTAATTTGGATGTGTGGAGATTACTGCTACAAACTCTTTTTCATCAAAACGATCTATAGATTTATTTCCATACACAACATTACGAATTAAATTTACATTATTCTCGAAATTTGTTTCATTTAAATATGATACATTATCATAGCAGTTGTATCTATCTAGATATACAGGAAGATTATAAAATAGACTTGGTATATTATAAGCTATAGCTTCTTTGATAACGATAGGTGCTGTTTCTTTATCGTTAGCATGTCCACGACTGGTAAACAAAAATAAGTCCATACAACTATAAAAATTATGTACGTCTTTTCTCTCACCCCAGATTTTAACATTTTTTGGCAAATCTATCAATAATGGTTCCCAATAGAATTTGAAATTATCTGCCATATTACCAACGCAATGAAATTGAATATTTTCACACTCCATCGATTTAGCATATTCAATGAATTCTTTTTGATTTTTTCTTGGAGTAAATAATCCGACATGTAATACGTGTTTTTTCTTAGGATCAAGACCTAATTTTTTTAATCCATCTTCTCTTTTTTGACGAGTTCTTACTTCAATTGGATACTCAATGACTTTTGATTTAACAGGAATAGATTTTACATTATTTTCTTGAAATTTGCTCACAAATGTAAAATGGTCTGGATACACCATCTTGGTAGATGGATTAAAACTACTATCATGTGATGTTTCAACTATAAAATATGATCTAGACACATCATATATTTTTGAAGAAATAGAAAAATCCATGAAATATTCCGGCATCTCTTCTAATGCAACTATATCCGGTTTTACTTTTTTAATTATAGTAATTAATTCTGATTTATCATTGCCTAAAACATAAAATCTATTCTTACATAGATTTTGAATCTGTTCTCTTTGTACTATCAACACACCACCTGTGTGATCATTATATTCTACACAATGTATTTCGTAATAATTATTTAATGCTTGGATTTTTTTTAACAAAAATTGAGGCAAACCTCCTGTTGATAAGTGTGGAGATACAAATAACAATTTTTTCATATTACTTATATATTACTTTGCTAAATCCGTTGTCTTTTTTTATTTCGATCTGGTTATCAACCATGTCTCTCATTTGATCCAAGTGGCTAATAATCCAGATAAAATCAAATTGATGTTTTAAGTAATTAAATAAAGCACCCATCTGACCAAGATGATCACTGTCAGCACATCCAAATCCTTCATCGATACAGATAATATTGGGTCTTGGTAAATTACTGATATTAATCAATGCAACTCTGATGGCTAATCCACTAATAAACTTTTCCATACCACTAGCCATTTCCAATGGCCATTGTCTGTCATCATAAATGATGTTGGTCATAATGTTCTTACCATCGGTTTGCAAAGATATAGTAAATTCTACCAACTGATGGAGAATATTATTCACTTCCTTTTCAATTTCTGGAAGAGTCTTGGTTATGATTTCATATGGAATACCATCTCGACTAATAATATTGGTATATAGCTTGTAAGCCTCATAAGAATCTTCAAGTTCTTTCACCTTATTTAGTTGATCTGTAGTATTCTTATATTGAAGTTCTAACTTTCCCTTCTCAGTTGATGCAGAAAACAATTTATTGTTGATGTTTTTAATATCTGATTCTACGTTCTTAATTAGAGTCTTAACCTCAGTAATTTCTTTCAACAATTTAGAGTTGTTCTCAATGATATCTTTGTTCTTGTAAAATATATCAATATTGTCAACAACAGACTTCAAGTTATTTTGACGAGTAATTAATACATTTTCATCACGTAATACCGCATTGGATAGAACTTCCTTTGATTTTTCCAACTTAACTTTTTCAGAATCAATTCGTTGACATTCTTTATATTTAAATTCTATGTCACCAAAAGACTCCAATTTAACCTTGATAGAATTATATTCATCCATCAACGCTTTACCTTTATTTTTGTCTAGTTCAATTTCCTCTTTGGTTTTAATTGCGTCTTTTACGAAGACGTTATTTACGCAATAACTACAATTAGGATCGTACTTGTGATCTTCTAGTTTTTTAAGTTTATCAATTTTATTTTTGACTACAACTTTCAACTTTTCTAATTCAGAAGACTTCTTAGCCTCTTCATCTTTACAAGATCTATATTGTTCATATTCAACTTCGATATTTTCACAAGATTTCAAAGATGCAGATAGTTGACTCAGTTGAGTATCAATCTCAATAATCTTATTCTTTTTATCACTAATATCAGTTTGAATAGAATCAATCTTAGTTTTCAAATCAGATTGTTCTTTTTCCAAAGATGTAATGTCAAAATCAAACGTTGTAGTTTTGACAATATCATTGGATAATTCTAGCAGTTTATTATTCTGTAATTCCTTATCTGATTCATATCTTTTAATCTCATTATTAAATTCTGAGATTTTAATATTATTTGAATCAATACTACCAGACACATTTTGCAATTGTTCTACTAATTGTTCTTTGCTGATATTTTTAAGAAGGGTATTAGTCTCTTTAAACTTGTCATTTGCGATTGTGTACAATTGATCAAAGATGTTTAATCCCATAAATTGACACAATAGATCCTTACGTTCAGTTTGACCTAAATCAATAAATGATCCAGTCTTGCTATTTTGAATGCTAAGAACCGTTAGAATAAAATCTTCGTATGTACCAACATAATCACGAATGATATCATTGGTATTACGACGAGCTTCTCCATTCAATGGTACTTCATTTCCGCCTTCCTTCTTATAGAATTTAACTTCTACCTTAACATTACCTTTTTTATCAGCTTTACCTTCACGTTCGATAAAATAGTCTACACCATTTACTTCAAAGTTAAACTTGCAACGAAAACTCATTTTCTGAGTATTCAATACGTGAGATGCTTTATATCCTTTACTGAACTTATCAAATACGCAAAAGGCCAGTGCATCCATAATACTAGATTTACCACTCGCATTTGGTGCAAACAATCCAATAGCACCTTTTAACTTTGTAAAGTCAATATAATTACCCTCTCCATAACTAAACATATTATCAAACTCAAAAGTCTTTGGTTTCCAACGAATGTTCTTTGGAGCCTTATCTTTTGGAATACTATTGTTTATAGATTTATTTAAATCTTTAACCTTTTCAATGAGATTGCTTGTAACTTTCTTTTGTACAAGGTTATCTTCAATGAGTTTATTTTGGTAATCAACATCGAATATGTTATGTACATCAAATATCTGACCATTCTTTAGGGTCATATCAATCGATTGTTCATCAACTCTGATAAAGGTACTCTCTATGATTTCACATTTAGTTACCAAATCATTCATCACCTCTTTTACTTGTGATGGAATAGTTTCATAACACATAGTTCTAACACGAGCCTTCTTTGGAATATCAGAAACATCGGTTACTAACTTACCTTTATTGATTTCGATAGTATAAAATCCATAGTCATTCAATAATTCATAATGTTTGAATACTCTGCGCTTTAAATCCCAAAGCAAAAATCCATGACCTTTTAAATCTTCACCATGATTTTGTTGAACCATAGATCCAGCATAAACAATAATAGGTTTTTGATTGATATCATCAAACTCTTGTAAGATCTGGTGCTTATGAATATCACCCAACATGGCCATATGATGACCGTCAAATAGTTCGTTGGTGATTGATCTACTACTAACTGTGTATCCAACATCAGTCACGGCATTATTTACTGGTCCATGAAATAAAGCGATGTGGTGATCAGTTTCATTTTTATACCTTGTAGGAATGGTATTATAGTTTGTATACTTATCTGGATCATCAAATACACTGAAATTATTAAACAAGATGTTCTCATAACGAAATACATCAGAATCCTTCAGATAAAATAGATTTGGATGATTTAAAGCATCAACAATTGGAGTTAAACAATCCAATCTAGATTTATTTGCTAATGTAGCATCATGATTACCTGCGGTAAGAATAGTTGGAATTCTATCTGCACAATTCTTAAGAAAGTCACTACCAATTTTTACACACTCAGGACTAAGATCCGACTTATTATGAAATACGTCTCCGGCGATAACTAATACAGCATTAGTTACCTTTTTTACTTTGTCAAGAGAATCGTATAATTTTTTAAAAATCGAAGTATATTCATCGTGTCGTTTAGTCAAACGAATATGAATATCTGCGATATGAACGACATTATCGATCTTCTGATTTGTGTTTTTTAATACTATCATAAAATGGTTTTAAGCTTCAGACTATACAAGTCACTTTCTGTTAGTCTATCACAACTATCTATAAACTGCCAAGTTTTTTTATGACCAATTTCATTTGGGTCTTTACCCTCAAGTCGAATCAAATAAGTATCTATATTATTTTGTAGGAGAAAATCACAGATTCTTAGACTTGATTGTAATGCATCGTTATCCAACAATACATTTACTCTCGGAGGTCTACATGACATCAACTTAATTTTCAGTTTATTAGACAAGTTCTTACCAAACAATGGAATAGCGTTGTATTTAACTGCAAATGCATCAAATACACCTTCTACTAAAGTTAATGGCTGATTGAAATCAGTATACAATTCAAATCCAACAATATCTTTTGTAGCTTCACACAATCGATACTTCATCTTACTCTCATAGAAATCCCGTCCACAATAGAAATTCAAATTTCCACCATCATCGTAAGACGGCACAACTATTCTATTTCTAAAATTACCATCTGAACAATATCCTATATTATATCTTACTATTTCGTGGATTGTTAAACCTCGTTTAAAACAATACGAAAGTGCGTGTTTATACTCAATATCAGAGTTATCTTTATATAATGGCTTGAATCCCTCAGGCAACATCAACTTAATTTCAGTCTTATTCGATGTGTCATGTTTAATTTTATGTTTACATAGTAATTCAAAATATTCTTTAGGAGCGCCAATCTTTTTAAGAAGAGTAGAAAAACTCTTTCCACTGAAGTTACAAACCCAACAATGATAATAACCAGTGGTGGTGTTAATATTCAGTTTTCTTTTATAATGTTTGCAGTTTGGACAGAAAAATAGAGCTTCCTCACCACCTTTTTGTATGGATGGTTTGTGCTTGAACAACTTTGTAAGCGTATCTATTACGGAAATTTCTAACATAACGTCTCGTCATGATTATACGACGAATATTTTAAACATCAAGTTATTTTATAAAGAGAACAAACTATTCCGTCGTACATATCACCATTTTTTTCATCCCAATTGCCTTTTTTGTTCAATACAGAAAATTTAGTGACTTCTGGAATTAACTTTTCTAGCTCTATCTTGACAAAATCTTTTGACTTGACACCCTTGATTCTGCATTTGCCAAATAACTGCTTTCTCATAGTATTTACAGACAACAAATTTACTTTTACTTTAAAATGTTCTTCTATAATATAAGCAAAAACCGCATTGTGTCTAGCTAGTGTAATGATAACTTGTTGTGAAGTAAATCCGCCGGCAAATCCACTTAAAGCTGCTTCTAGGTTAATATATCCAACCTGTTTCATCAGCTTATTTTTTTCTAATATCTCTATAACATGATAAGTTTTTTCCTTGGTGGTTTCAAATTTTTTAGTGTCTATAAAACCAGCATCAAGAACTTTACCATTTTCAGAAAACGCCCAACCCGTAACAGACGTTGAAGAGTCTAATCCTAATATAACCATTTAGAATATATATCAACGATTAATCACTGCGCTACCATATTTTGTAGAACTGAAACCCTTTAGATATACAGATTGTTGGCGAGAGTTTGATCCATCACCAACGTCTTTGAATTCACTTTGTTGCAATCCCATTTGTAACTTGAAACCTTTAGTCTTGGTATAATTGGTTTCAAAGGTGCTTCCACCCAATGAAATTTCATTGGCGCCACTGGTCTTAACGTTTTGTTGAACATTAAACGCACCACCGGCTTTTTGAGTCTTGTATCTATCAGCTAGGCTGACTTTACTAGATTCACGATCAATTACTTTACTATCAGATGAGGTTGCCATATTTTATCCTTATAATAATAAATATAATTAAGTATCCCATTTAACAGCAATATTAATAGGCAACTCACCACTATTTTTAATTGGTTGTGCCAATTTAGCTATTGCCACTAAATCCGCACCACTATACAATCCTACTTGAGTAATATATGGTGCTAAATAAGATCCGGTTGGATCAAAAGATGAACTATATTGGTAATTAAAGAAATCCTTCTTAATATAATCTTTATTACCTTTTCCAGTATTTGTATCCAAGAACTTAATCATTCCATCGTATGTATTTCGTTTACTATTAGGATTAATATAGTTTTTGTAATTTTGAAAAGTAAGGTTGTTTATAAAATATTTCCAAATAGCATTACCATCTTGGAAATCTACCTTACCATCACCATTAACATCAAAATTCTTAGTTGCCAAAATACACTTCAATGGTTCAGTCAATTTATTATCTTGGAATTTTGATCCTTGAATATAAGATGCATATGGTGTGGTAACATCATACGATCCCGAATAAAAAGAAAGAATGCTGGTTTCAACATCACCTGATACCATCGTATTCCACCATTGTTCACTTCTAGGACTTGTTATTTTATAATTTATGTATCTTAAGATAAGATCTAAGTTATTGAAATCGAAATCGGTCTTATTAACAATTCCATAATTAATCACACTGCCGGTTACAGCCGTTGGGTTTGTTGAAATGTTAAACTCACCTGGTTCAACAGTACAAATGTATTGTTTTTCATTCAATTGAATCAAACTTTCGTAATCCATGTATATGTACGACTCGTTAGGATTTGCTGGATTTCTAGCTATTAAATTTAAACCACTACCAGTATTATTAATAACGACTCGGTTATTATTGTAAAATACATTTCCAACGTTAAAATTCTTTTGAAGATCGGATGAATTATAAATAAAAACACTTCCTTCAATTGCTGTATATGGTGAGTCAGGAACTTCCTCACATAGTGCAACATACACAGGAGCTCCTGTATCTGTAGTAACCGATTGTTCTATTTGAAGAAATATTACACTTGATGTAACATCACATCCTTCGGCATAATAAGAAGATGTTAATTTATAATTAGCATCCGCCATACTTCCAGATTCCGTAATATATGGTGTGTTTAAATAATAATCTCTCAATAGTGGTATAGGAGATCCTATTACCAGATTGTTTCCATAGATTGAAACGGCACTTCCAAATGCTTGAAATGGACTATTATCACTTTCCTTACGTTTAGAAATAGGATAATCGGTCATTTTTACTAAGCTAGATCCTGTGACAGAATAGTACAATACTTGACCTAAGAAGGTTGACGCTCCAAAATCATTTGCGTCGGAAATATTTTCATAAAAATTCAAAGACCCAGATATAAAGAGCGATGAGAATGGAGAGTATCTTTTTGGAGAACCAATTAATATATTATTATCATATACACATACAGATTGTCCTAACAAATTATCTTTGAACGTATTTTCATCTCCATAAAGTTTTGATATTAAATTGTAACTACCAGTTGGCTTTTCATCACACGGATTTGTAGAATATACATAAAAAGCGCCTCTTTGTCTTTGAATGGTTGATCCTGAGTATTCATAATAAACCAAATCATTTGGTGATCCCACTACAATAATCTTATCATAAATAGAAACTGAATGGCCATAGTTAGAATTTAATAATGATACTGGATACCAATTAAACACGCTATTTTCAACAGAAAGCGATCCTGTTACCTGCACAAATGTTTGCTTTAATCCCCAACCGCCGGACGACGATTGATATAGATAAACTCTAGATTGAGACAATTGATTACTTCCAATAACAATTCTATTTTGATTTTTTTTATCAAACGAAACGGAATATCCAAAACCTCGTTGTTTAGGGTATAAAGTTGGATCTGGAGTCAGAACAGACTCTAACTTGTATTTAGAAGCAGAAAATTGATAAATATACACTCCACCACGGTTACTATTATCAGATGGAGAACCAATGGCAAGATATTTATTGGTTATACTAACAGATGTGCCAAAAGAATTTGATCCAGTAAGTGTAACCAATGGTGTGTTTGAATAAGTTTGTGTATTAATACTTTCATCTACACAATTATTATCTGCTACGAGAGCACCACTCACAACATTATAGTTGGAGTCAATAACGTATACATCAACAAAGGAACCTTTTGTAACACTAGCTGATAGCACACTATTACCTACGGCTAAAAAGTAATCGGATAGATCTACAGATTCACCAAAACGAGTACTATAAATTGTTTGTCCACTTAAACTTTTTGTAAATGTGTATGATGAAGAATAATTGGAATTAAAAGTATCACGTTTGATTAATTTAACTTCACCGATTCTATAAAATCCCTCTGCTGGATCATAATCATGAGTAGGAGGATTTCCAACTGCGATGTAATTGTCATTGGCTGAAACAGAAGTTCCATATCTCTCGTTATATATGTTAGTAAGACTCATGATATTACACTTGCTAATCCGTAAGTTCCTTTTTTAATTAACCCACTATTATCGGAATTAAAGCCGAAGTAATTAATGAAGTAACTTCCAGATAAATATAGGTTATAATTACTATCATCTACGATATATCCAATTATATCCCCACTTTGATTATTTATACGAACTGAACCAGGTCTAATACGATCACCAGCCTGAGAAGATGCAAAACTAAATAAAGAAAAATCGTTTGTTAGATTCAATTTAGCTTTTGATGTATCATATCCATCAAATCCAAATATGTTATATCCGTTATTGTAACTATTATAATACATTCGATTGATAGTATTATAAACTTGTCCTTGATATGTTCCAATCGAATTTGTCGGATTGGTTTTTACATTATAAAACTCACTTTCTTTTGGATAAAATACAACACTAGAAGTGATATATTTTCCAATTTCAAAGTTCGGAATTACGCCGGAATACTGAGATTCAGCCAGATATGATTGATTAGAAAAATTAGGTTCACAACTGCCAGATACATTGTAGTCACATTCGTCATTAAATATTAATATTGGGAAATAATCAGTGGAATCATTTCCGGCTATCAAATCAGTAACAATGTTATTAACGTTCTGTGTAGATGCTACAGAGAACGCAGTAACAAGTATGTCTTCGTTTTTGAAAAATTTAATCATCCTAATATAAATAGGAAGATTTATTGATAATTAAAAGTCAATTCTAACTTTAATCAACAATTCATTATCAAATGATTTTTGAGTAGGACGACTTAACTTACCAATTGCTAGCAATTCATTGTTGTCATCATACAAACCAACCGAAGTGATATAAGTACGTGGATTGTTTATCAAGTCTTGATAAATAATTGTACCTTTTGTTTGACCATCCGTACCATCTGATACAAATGTTGGATTGTTGCTATAATTAAACTCTCTATTCTTAACACGAACGAAGTAATTTGTAGATGGTACAAACTCACTCTTTCGTACAGCCATCAATTTGGTTGTTCCCTTTAATGCTTTGAAAAAGTCTCTGATCCAAACTCTCCAGTGACCATCAACATTTGTAGATGTTGAGTTTGGAAAACCGGCTCTGTTTGCGATTTGAGAATTAATTCCAACACGCTTTTGTAAATTTAAGGCATTTAATACAACAATACCATTTGTTGGATAAGACAATCCGATACCTTCATATTGAACAGTATTATTCTTCAGATATGGTGTTGGTATACCATTGATAATAGAACCTGAAATGATATTATATACACCTAGAGACTTATTAACAATCTGTGAGTCATCAATAAATGAATAAATTCCATTTGCACCACTCAAATTTAGTTGGATTTGACCTGGATCAATTTGATCTTTAAACTTATCGGCTGAAAAATTAACAGCAAAAATTGCTTCACTATCAACTGGGTTATCTACACTGCCAGAAGCAAAGCTGAATAGTGTATCGCCTGGTTGTAGTAATGTATTCTTGTATTGTGTGTAAATAACTTTAGTTTCATTAGTTAATACAGGTACAGAATAACTTGGATTATCATATTGAGAACTACCTGTGTTTGCATAGTCTCCATATGCAACTGCAAAATATTGTTCACTACTATAATAAATGTCTAAGTAGTATTGACCATTCTTAACATCATATGGTGATGAACCGGTCAATTGACGACCCTGTGTAGATGATGTGGTGAATAAAGATTGGCTGACTTGCAAGTCTCCAGATCCAAATAATCCAGATGAAACTTGGTTAATTCTACCAGCTACGATGTCATCTTTTGTAAATTGACTAAATATCATAATTTATTAAGTTGTTGGTACTGTTACGGTCACGTTGATTGCGGTATTACCACCACTTTCATTACCAATAATTGTAATATTGGTTGTGGTAGTCTTTGAGAGAGACGCATTTGGAATAAATCTAAACTTATTACCAACAACAGCTTGTGAAGTGTTGGATGCCAAATCTCCAGCGAATGTTGGAATAGTTGCAGTAGAAGAATTGATACTATTAGTTTCAGTTACAACCAATGTACCCACGTTCTTATTTGACAAAATAGCAGTATAACCCAAGGTTACGTTATAAGTTGGGTTAGTACTTGGACTCAACAATATTTCTCCAGTAAAGTCTCTTGGAACATTTATAGAAGAAATATTCAAATTGATTGTAGGTACAGCCGTCACCCCATCATTCAATGTCACCAACTTATATTTCATCAACTGAGACTCATCTGTGATTGGTTCCATTACAGGCGTGTTACGAATAGCTATATCGTAGTATGCGCTACCAAGTGGGTGGTTTGGGTTAAACTGAGTATAGTCGATTTCATCATCGGCTAGAGCGAAAGCAGTGATGTTTAAACCACCGGTTTTTGCTAGGATTTCTCTACCCTTCTTAGTAAGTATCGCGTTTACTGTAAGAACGTTATTGTCTAAATATGCCATATATAATAATTATCTCTAAGTTTTGTTTTTTTATCGAAATTTGTAATTATAAATTCATTATGTACATATCCAAACTTGCACTCGTATATATGGATGCGGTTATTGGTAATTGTACAAATATTGATTTAGGTTTACCAACGGATCCAGTTAATGTACCATATTTAGGGAATGTACTACTCGTAACTTCCATAGATAAGAATCCAGGAATAGAAATTACTGGTAATGATCCATTTGGTAATCCGTTTCTATTAACGGTTCTAGTATAATCATTCTTACCCTTTGTGAATGGATAATATGTTAAAGAACCCATACTTTTATCTAACTTCACACCATTTGTAATTCTGGTTACAGAACCACTTACAGCACGATATCTGTTTCTTGAACCAGCAAATACAAACTTACTCAGATGTCTCTTAGAATAACCTGAATTTAAATCACCCTTGTATAAATCTCTATAAACTGTACTACCAGTTACAGATCCAGATCCAACAATTTGAACTTCAAAATAACTGGATGTAAATCCAACTACGCTTGGAAGTTTGTTATTGGTCATCAAGTAGTAACTACTTTGACCTACCTTAGATAAATCTCTAATATAAGGTCCGTTTTTATCCACACCCACATCCTTGCCATACTTGCTGTATACGAAATCTCTCACATCATATGATGGCTTGATTTCAAACATCGAATAATTATACTGATCTTTATCTGTATCTATATCAGTTGTTTCAAACATTGTTACAATGCCACAGCTAGATGTGTCACTAGTATTAATTAAACTTGATGTAAAAGTAGCATAATTATTAAATGTTATTAGACTAGATGATGAAGCGAGTGGATTATCAGGATCCAAAGCTGTTACACCCACATTTTTATAGTTGAATTTTTTACGTTCAAAAATAGAAGGTTCTAGTAGTATACCACGTTTTAATGTAGCTCTTTGTGGAGTAAGTTTCTTGATAAAATCAAATATAGAAAAATCAATATAAAACTTATAGGTGCTTAAAAATTCTTGTGGATATATGTATTTTTCATTTAACTTGGCAAAGTCTCTTTGTAGAACCTTTAGTTCTGGATAACTTTGACTAGTTAAATATGCTGGATTTCCTATGACATCTGTAATACCTTCTTTACCCAAAAAGTCTTCAATCTTTGAATTCAAATATTGGTATGGAGATATGTAGTATCCAACAAGATTTGAATCAGCACCGATAACATCTTCCGTATAGGCTGATTGTTCAGATGGTACCAAATTTGTATTAAGTAACATGTCAATCTTATTTATCTTACTATTATTTCTATAATTTGGTCCAAATTTATTTGAGTTAATTGCTTGTTTTATAGATAATTTCTCAAATTGATAAGGAAACTTAGTTACTTCAGATGGTTTACAAATAGGATAAGGTAGTGTTTCTATTTGAGCCGGGAAATTAACAGCTTGGAAATTGTCTTTGTAATATAAGTTTTGATTTGGTATCAACTTGGTTGAAGTCGATGAGTATAAACTAACCGGAGTGTCAAAACTCCAAACATATCTTGCATTCTTATATTCTCGTTCCTTATCATCTATTGCAAACGAGTTAATATTGTATGAGTGTTCGTCAAAATTCTCAGAAGATACAGGATCTAAATAAACTTTAACTTTATCGATATTACCAAAAAATTTTACAGATGATGAAAAGTTACCAATATGATAACTACCACTTGAAAAATATTGATTGTGATCATATAGAATTGTAGAATTCTTTTTAGCACTAAAATTCAATTGACTTCCATAATATTGATTGATAGCTAATGTATAAACATAAGGTGCAAATTTATTTGCAGCAGATGATGTTATAGATTGTGTAAGTGGATAGTGGTTGATGTTTGTAGTTGGAGTATCAAATACACCAGGAGCAACATTTCTAGTCAATAGAATTGTATAAATATCCCCATTTAATAATGGAAGTTCTTGAAGTACAATAGAATTTGAATCAGTTCCTTGAGGTTGAAAATTAAATATTAACTGGCCACTTACCTGTTGTATGGATTTCTTAATATAAATTTCCCAATCAACTTGGTTGTTTCTGTATTTTTTAATTAATGGAATTCTATCCAAATAATCATAGTTATTTTTATTGAATCTAAAAGAACACTCCAACGCTGATAATCCTGTAAACACTTCACGATATGATTGTGTAATACCAGTACCAGGCGTTGCACTTTGAGAATATGGTAAACCACTGGATTGTAATATAAATTCACTTCCTGTATAATTGAATTTTATATACTCGTTGTTTGTGAACTTAGACATATACACTATGTCATCGAAATCATAAAATACCTGTCTGTTTACCAAAACATCACTGCTTCCATATTCAACTGGTTGAATTAGATCGGCAGATACACCAAAAATACTTCTTACCAATTCATACGAAGTAGTAGTGCCTTTAGTCTTATATACACCGCTCATATTATTTGCAAATCTATTGAGTATAGATTTAGCATAATCAAAGTATGATGACGATAAAGATCCAGTCTGTTCTGATGCATTAAATAACAATTGACTTATATCACTCTTTTCAAATTTTATATTATCAATATTCCAGTTGAAAGAGTTTAACAACTCTTCTATGTAATTTTTTGGATAATCATTGTTATCGTTATAGTTAATTGGATATGCTCTTGGAAACTTTTTGATATAAACCAATATATTATCAAAGAAATGACCAACCATTGATGTAAACTTTATATAATCCTCCGATTGCGGATCATTCTTCAAATATTCAGGCAATTGATTCAACAAACTATCGTAATTGTCTCTATCGTAAGAAACACCATCTTGTATTTTGTCATCTATACTAGACGTATTAAAGAACAAATATGATTCATATTCATCAAACGTATTTAACAAATTGATTTGAGTTTGTGTAATTGAATCATACTTTTCAGATAAAGAAGATGATATAGCTATGTTAGCAGTATCGGCTTGTTTGCTTATTTGTATTTTTGATACATCATAACTACTATATTGATTAATCTTATTCTTAGCTATCTTAGATCTAAGTTCCGCAGAAGAATAATTTATGAAATTATCAAAGTTATCGTAATTGATTAATAAATCATTAACTTTTTCTTTTAACTTTGATTTTGCATAAAACAAAGTGTTTCTGTCCAAGTCTGAAAATTTATCATTTGTAGGACTTATGGTTGGTACTTGTACTGAAAAATTAACACCATTTAAGTACACCTTTCTGGATACACTATCGGCATATATATTAACTTTAAAATATAATGGAGCTATTGAAATGTTTGATATCCAACAAGTTGATTTAACGTTGTATTCTGTTGGAAGAGGAGAATCTAATTTTACCTGTACGTTATTGACTCCATCGATTGTATTATAATAACTGGTGTGACTTAAAATCTTAATAAGATTTCCGTTATCAAAATTCAAAGCATTCTTATATAAACCAAAAAATCTGTCAGAATAATTTGATAGAAGTAAATTGGTCTGAGGTTGTAGCCAATCAGTATACAATATTTGTACAAATAAATTAACTGCGTCTTGTAAATCAATAGCATTTAAAGATGTTTTTTGTACAATTCTATCTTGAGAGACTTTAGTTACTATTGTTTTAAAAGCAAGTTGTATTTCTTCCCCAGAAAATTCTACGTCGTTATATTGATAAATAAAATTCTTTAATTGTTGTGCTATACCTGTGAACTTGACCGATTGATAAGACAGCACATCGGAATTTTCAGTTCTATTTAAAACTAAAACTCTATCAAATCCAACATATGAATCAATTATAAATTGTGTTAAATCGGCTTCATTTTTGAAACCTAAATTTTGACAAATTTTTATTAAATTTGCGTTTTGTCGTTCTATAGAAAAATTCTGAGAGATAGGATTATTGTCAATTATCTTGATCAAATTATCCTCTAATTGCAAGAACAAATATTTTTTATCAGCGAATGCTGTAGTCTTAATCGCAGATAGTCTGTTAGAAGTACTTGCGTCTTTATTAAAAGCAAAGGAAAGTTTTAGTTCAGTTCTACTCGGAGAAATTTCTTTTATTACCAATTTATTTGTAGAATTACCAGCTACATTTCTGGTTGGGTTATACAAAAGATAATACAACCCAGGACTTACTTGATTGAACTTTAAATCAAATTGTGGATGTAAAAGTATGTTATAATCGAATCTAGTTATATTAGTATTTGGATTTAATACTCTATAATTTTTTGGTTGACCATTTATATCCAAATAATCACCTTGGATTACACTATAAGTAATACTTGGAACTATTCTATTAAACGTCAATGGTTCTTGATTAGAATTATACAAACTGAACTCTATTAAATCATCATCTGAGTCTCCGAAAAATACTTCATTTGTACTATATTGTTGTTCATACAAAGATTGCAATTCAACATCAAAATAAGAAGCACTTACCAAACCCGAATTTAGTCCACTTTCATTAATTGTTAGGTAATTATAAGGCATATTAAATTATTGGTAAGAATGGATAGTCATCACTAAAATCAGATGGTACATTACCTTGTCCAAGTTCAATTCTAAGTTTGATAATTTCACTTTTCATAGAAGCAATGACTTGTTTATCATCATTCACTTCGTATTTTTCAACCAACTGATTTATGGTCTCATTCAAAATACGATTCTCAGCGATTGCAACATTGTATTGTTCAAGAATTTGATCAATGTTTCTATTGTCAACCGATTCTTCAGTTTGCATCTCAGTGAAATCAGTTGTATTGGTATCAACAATTTTAGATTCGTTGTATACAAATACTTTGAGTGGAACATTTACATAATTTAAACTACCACTTACAGATTGTGTGACTGAATAGACTTGTTTTAGATTTCCAAAATCATCAAAATTATTAGCGAATGTACCAAAGTCTCTGAACTTTTGAACATCAACCAAAGATACATTATAAACTAATGGTATATTTGCCATATCATCTTACTATCTTGAATATTTTGCCAGTATCCGCAATATCAACGGTACCATCACTATATTCTACTTTAATAAGTATTTTGAAATATCTTTCTTGTGGTAGTCCTGTAGTATCTATTATAAAGTAATTTCCCTTTGATGGATCACAACTTAATTTTGTATATCTGTCAAAATCTACTAATACCTCTTCTGATTCCGCATCTTTAATCATGTAATATGATGATTTTGGCAAATACTTAGGTGTTACCATTACTGGTTGTTGATAAGCCTTATTAAAAGTTTTTAATGGATATTTATCTCTTCCAAATACAAATACTTTAGGAATACTACCAGCTTTATAAGCCTCTTTTAGATATTGAAGATTTATTAAATTGTCTGTGGACCCACTAAGAGGAGCTAAACTACCAGTATTAAATATCACATCCTCCCAAGCCACATCCAAATATGGTGAATAAATTGTATTAGATTCTTTACTAAAGAATTGTAATAATCCATTGGTATATTCTAATGGAGGAGTACTCAATTCAAATGAAGTTATCAAAATTAACCCGTTATTTGGAACACATCCACACAACCAAGATCTCACCATCGTGGTTATATCCATGTTTATATCACTTTGCGATCCATATGAGAATGATTGACTAGCAATCAAACTTGATCCTCTTAATCCAGGAAAAAATGATGAACTACAAATCCAATTACGCTTGTTGGTATATGTTGGTGGAACATTATAATACCAAGTTCCACCTTGGTTTTTAAAACTTCCGGTAGCATAAGATGATGTTAATAGATAATCAACTTGTTGATAACTACGAGTTTGTAAATTACGATACCACAATCCACTGCCTGAATAATTTCTATAATCCCAGCTGGCTCCTATTTCACTACCATCGTTTGCATATCTACCATTACCATTTTCCCAACTTGCACTCAATGGATATGCATAGATCTTATAATCCAATGGAATATTTCTAGCACCAGCCGCTTTCAGATTTAAAGAAAACTTCATGTATGAACTTGAAATTTGTCGGCTTGCGATTGACTGACTTAATTCTGTTAAATCAAACTTAATTAATGTTCTTGAGAATTCTGGATACAATAAATAAGTTGCGGTTGATGGTCTTGTGAAATTGCCATTATATTGACCATCGAAGTATCCAATAAAATTAGTAACATCTGTTCTATATAAACGAGATGAAGTTACGGTTTGAATATATCCATTAAAATTGGATGAAGAAAAACTTCCTGTAAATGATCCGCTTAAAAATGCTCGAACTGGTCTATAAAATCCTGTACAACAAGGAAGCCCTGTATTTGATCTACCATCGATGATACCTGTCAAATTCTTGAAGCTACCAGTACCAGTTACAGAAGCGGTAAGTGGAGACGTAAAATTTCTCGATCCAATTCTTAATTGGGTAAATGAAGATTTAGCTCGTATAGATCCTGAAAAACTGCCTGTTGTCCAAGAACCGCTAGCATGAAAATTGTTATTAATAAAATTATAACTTCCGCTAAAAGATCCAGACGTAAATCCCGCAGATCCTGATACAAATAGTCTTTTTCTAGGAACGCTTATCACATTAGATAATCTTCCATTAAAATTAGCAATAAATGAAGTTCCAGCAATTGTATCTGATGTCAAACTAAACTTTCTCCAAGTACTACCAGAATATATGAAAAGAGAGCTTGTATTATAAGCTAACCAACCTTCATTTCCATATGACGAAGTGGTCTGTGGAGGAGTCTGCCAATTTGGGGTCGTATATATTGTTTCTGACCCTTTGTTTGATGCATAGATTTCTAATATCTCATCAATACCAAAATTTTTATCTTCAAATTTGGATGAGTTATTGATGTATGTATCTTTAGCTGGATATATAAATTTATGCATATTAGACTACCAATCCCTTAATGTCGTTGTTTGGATATTTAACCTCAAATACTGATGGATCCTTTGATGGATACACGATATTATTTTGAGTGGCGATACTGATATTATAAGCAACCGGAGAATAGTTTCCATCATCGATGGTTAAATTTTTCACCTTAATATCAGTGACAGATTGGACTCCTTCAATCTTCATGATTTCAAAATTCAATTGACTAAGATTAATTGGTTGATTGAAACTCCACTTATCAATTTCAAAGAATGATTTAACAGATTGAATACAATTATTTAAAACATCACGTTTATTGAACCCTTGAAATACTGATATTTTAAATTCAACGCCGATATTAATTATGAATCCGTCAATTATATTAATCTTATCGGTTAATATTCTATAATTTTTTATGTAGGTAATTAAGTTCTGAAGAGTAGCTTGGTTGATAGTAGTCAAGTTTTTATTTGCATCATAACCCAATAAATATAGATTATTTGTAAATGGGTTATTTGACTCTAAGAACTTTCTTCTATCCAAAAGATTAATTGGTGTCAAATCAACATTTAAATTATTATCAATAGTTGTTATACCAGATACCAATCCGTTGTAAGTAACTTGTTGTGTTAAATTACTTTGAACATAAGCTTTAGCAATATTTCCTAAGTCTGGTGGAAGTGCATATACTCTCAACAAAAAGTCATCTTGGGTAACCATTCTGTTTTGAGATGAAAAGTTTAAAATAGCATTTTGACGAATCTCTTCATCTGATTCTGCATCATCGCCTCCGGTAGAAGCTTCATCATTATTCACTCTCAACGAGTTCTTTATATTATTTAATAATGAAATTTCACTATCGGTTAAACCTGTAGTATCGTTTTGGAATGATGTTGCAGAAATTTTACTAATATCTCCGGCATTTACATTCGAATTGATTCCACCACCTATAATGTAAGTAATAGTTAAAGTTGTATTTGATGGAGATACGCCGTAAGAATTGCTTTTTAATACATTCGTACCATCTAAGCTGATATTTAAATTCTTTAGATTGGATAGTGCAACACCAACATTCGTTGGATTTGGGATTACAATTGTATTCTCAAAATTTTCAGTGTTTGCACCAAATTGTAAATACGTAAAATTGTTTTCGTCAATAGTTGTTACAAATCTTTTCTCAGTTCTTAAATATTTAAGAATTTTTGGAGTTTCACCTCTGTATTTAGATAAAGTCTGGTTTGTTAACGGAACATTATCGATCTTGAGTGGAATGGTATCTTGCGCCAAGTAATCCACTTCATAATAATTGTTATTATTTGAGTCTATTACACTTACAACTTTAAGAACATTGGTTTCATCTAGCTTTATAGACAAAAATGGAGTAGCGTTTGTAACACTAACTTGTTTTGTTACTATTGTTCCAGAATAAGCCTTGGTTGATTTCTTTAATAGGAAGAATTGTGGAGCGCCGGTTTCGTCTCTATTGAAAACGCTAATTTCTCTAGGCGAGAATAGTGTGTCTTGAGTGAAATCCACACTTTCTTCAACAATAAAGTTAACACCACTTATACTTGATAGTTGAGTAAATGGTCTTAGTATCAACGCATATCGTTCATCTGGTACATATTCATTATTTGTTGTTTGAATTGATGGTACTAATTGAAATATATCAACTGATGTTGATGAAGCAGATGATACTTTTGGTTTGTAACCCAAAAATTTAGCTAAATTTATAATATTTCTACGATCAACCGCAAATTGGATGAAACTTTCCAAGAATTGTTGATCGGTATAATATGATAATACATCACCTACATATGCGGCTTGTTCAATAAAGATTTGGCCTGGAGAACTTTCACTAAAATCTCTGTAAGACAACGGATAATATTGCTTGGTGAAGTCAATCAGTTGTTGTTTTAAAGATGTAAAGTCCCTATTCACATAGTTAACATCCTTTGTGTTTGTTCTAAACGTTTTGTTAATTAGTTCTGACATCAGATTCTAGGGTTTGAAATTGCTACATCCGTCGTTGCAGTCGTATTATTATAAGTAAACACGACGCTTATAAATATCTTATTCTTATCATTATTAATTGTTCCCGTGAATTTTTGTTCATTCGATAATGATACCTTTACATCGGTAACTATCACACCATTAACAAACTTATCAACATCACGTTGAACTGCATCAACAATAATTTCTTTAGACACCTCCAAATCATTCATTTGAAACAATAGTCCATATAAACTTGAACCAAATGTGTTGTTGAATCGTCTTTCTCCAGGCTTAGTTAACAATAGGTTCTGAATATTTGAAGACAATTGTTCAGCAGTCAAAGAATTGGTTTGAAAATATCCATCTTGACCCAAAGTAATTGGTAGTTTTAAACCTAATGCTTTTTTAGCCATGTATTAAACCTTGTTTCTCTTCTTGTCTATAGCCTTCATCAACTTTGAATAGTCTCTGGTCATGGCTTGATAAACACCTTTTACTTCGGCGGGAGCACTTTCAGGAGCTTTAACTGGTGCCACAACTTCGTTGATAATTGATGAATCTCCACCTATGTTTGAAAATCCTTCGGATAGACCAACATATTGACCTTCTCTTGGAATTCCACCCTTGGTCTCATTTAGTATTTGATTCAACACTTCGTTGTTTGTATATTTAACAAACTTCTTTGGTGGTTCGGGTACAACTTCTTCTTTAATAGATTCCTCAAGCATTTCTTCCATCTTGATAGGAGCATCTTCTCTTATTTTAGTTTTCTTAGCGTCTTCTGCAAGAATTATTTCTGCTAAACAAGATCTCAATTCCTTTTTAAGAATAGATTTAACTTCTTGATGTACTATTTTTTTGATTACTTCTTTCAATGCATCACTTTTCATATGCTTATATATATAATTATACTAGACCAGACAGATTTTGATTAATATTTGATATTTGTTGACTACCTATATCAGGTAAAGACATGGCTTCTTTTTGTAGTTCGGCCGAAGTTGGAACATTTATATCCCCAGTGTAGTTTTTAGGTTTCTTCACCTTAATCGTCTTTATTCTGGGTTGACTTGGTGGTTTTGGTACTTTTGGTTTTGGAACTCCATTTTTTATAGATGACAATTTTGCAGCTGCCGCACCTAATGCACCACCAGATACAGCTCCTATTATTGCACCCCTTTTACCACCAGCTATTGCTCCTATACTAGCTCCAAGACCAGTTCCAGCCAAAGCACCTCCAGTAACACCTCCTATTGATAATCCTGTACCAACGGCAGCACCACCTAATCCACCAATTAAAGCACCTTTTCCGCCTCCAGCCAATGCACCTATTCCTGCGCCAGCAGCACCACCCAATAAACCAGCTCCCAAAGCCTTTTTAGCAGCATCAACTTTGGCTATAGCTTGAGTGGATGATATCTGCCCAGTTTTTGGATCTATAACCTTGTCATTTCCTGCAATAGATGTTGGATTAAATTTATCCGGATTCCAATCTTTACCCAAACCATCGGCTTTAGACTTTAAACTACCAACTACACCACCCAATGCTGCTCCAGAAATTCCACCAATCAAAGCACCTTTTCCACCCCCGGCTAACGCACCAATTCCTGCACCGGCTGCACCACCCAATAAACCACCAGTTAATCCATTTAAAGCACTACCGGCCGATTGAGCCTGATTTGTTACGTTACCAACAGCTCCTTGAGCTTGTGAAGTTACATTACTAACTGAACTTTGTGCTTGTGAAGTTACTCCGCTAACAGCTCCTTGAGCTTGTGAAGTTACATTACTAACTGAACTTTGTGCTTGTGAAGTTACTCCGCTAACAGCTCCTTGAGCTTGTGAAGTTACATTACTAACTGAACTTTGTGCGTTTGAAGTGGCCTGTTGTGCTGCGGTAGAATCTAGTTGTTTAACTTCTTGTGTTGGAAGTTTTACATTCGGATTATCTACAACCGGCGCTTTATTGGTAACACCGGATATAGTTTGTGTTGGTGGACCTGGCAACGATGGATCTGGATCAGTTAATGGAAGATCCTTCTCTATAGTAAATCCTCTCGTTGCTAGTTGATCTTTTATAGTTTGAACAAAAGACTCACGTAGATAACTTAAAGACTTTGATACAGATTCTCCGGGAGATTTTCTTTGTTGAATATCGGTCTTACTCTCAGCTGCAACAATTGTTCTAAACTTTTTACCTGGCACAGGATTTTTTATATCAACGCCACCTGTAGTAAACGACCTAAATAATCCATATTCATTTGGAGTATCAACTACATAACCTTCAACCGAGAAATCAATTTGCTGTGGGAAATTTGCATCAGGTGTTAAATTTCTAGTCTTAACATCAAAAACCAGAGATGCGTCTTTGTCAGTTACTAAATTTGGGTTTTTAAGATCTATATTTGATACAAACGCATTCCAATCTTTCCTAAATTGATTGGGAGAGAATGTACCATTCCAAGGAATTGCTTGTTTATACGCAAAATAATATTTTTTAGTAGCCATATATTATTCAAATTCAAATTCGATTTGCACTGGACCTTCACGGCGATTTCTACCTTTGAAATCACCCACAACACCTTCTCCGGTCACCGTATTAATTTTAACTGGATCTTTGCATTCGGATCCACTACCAGATGGTTTTACACCATTACTGCCAGGAGCATATCCACCACCAGTTAAAAATACTCTTCTACTCAATGTTTTATGTAGATTATCTCTCAACAACTTCAATGTTATTTGTTGTACTGGAATTTGTGTTTGATCTGGTTGTGCATCCATCGTATTTTGTTGATTAATAGCACCGGCATCTTGATGCCCGTGTGGATGTGGATGTACGTGGTGATACCAGTGTACATGATCCAATAACCAATTACAAAGATCATACAACCAATCAACGGTTGTTTGTCCCAACATTGCTGGTTCATTAGTTTCTCCATATTGTCCCAAAAATATCTGTGGAGAGTTTAAACATGTTAATCGGTTGGTGGTGATTATAACTTGATCATTTGCATCAACTGTGTATTCATTATCTGTTACTACAGCATAACGTTTTTTGCTAAAGTGTAATGTCTCAGCAAATCTGCTACTTAAAACTAAACGATCTGTGTTTATAACAATTTGATCTCCATTCAAAGATGGCATCACAAAATTTGTAGAATTTGAAGGATTAAATTTTGTTTGTTCTTCTGTTGGTTCGTTATCTTGATTTACTCCGAATACACTTTTATATATTGTAGTTTTCCATTTAGATATTGTTGCTCCGCTTGATATTTCTATGGTACTACCATCGTGATTTATATCTTCCTCTATTTGTCCGCCATAGTTTTTTTCCAGAGGATTTATTTTATTAATCTTTGGTAATTTTGGATGAACAGATTGATCTACGTCTCTAGAAATATTTCTTTGTCTATTTCTGATTGTGATTTTTGGATTACCATATCCACCTAATTGAGATTTCTTGAATAGATTTTTATCTAAAATATATGATGAATTAGTTATATTTTTATCAATCAATCTATTATCATCATAAGCACTGAATCTAATTGATTGCCCAAATCTACTTTCTATAGCAGTGTCACCTTCGTATTTTTTAACTGATCGAATATACGGATTGATAATAAAATAGTTACCAAAAAAACCAGTTTGATTTAAATTAGTAAATAGTGGATGTGAAATATAACTCTCTTTAAAAGGAGGTTTTAAATATGGGATTGCACTATTTGCGGTATCACTAGCCGATTTCTCAGTAACAAAATCTCCGTTAGTACCTACAAAATTATACTTACTTAATGGTTTTGTATAATAGTAGCTATCTCCTATTTTGATAACCATCACCTGTTCATTTATTAATGGATATTGTGTTATGGTGGTATCCAAAGGAATAGCCCATGGTAACTTTTCCACCGCAGTTTGTTTTTCCAAACTAAGTATTCTTATTTTCGCTCTACCGATATAACTATAGTCAACATCTGATGCATTTGGAACTGCGGTGTTGTAATTTACAGGAATCTGTTGATACTTAATTGTAGGTGCTGGATATGAATTTGGATCATTTTGATTCTTACCCATGAATGGATGATTTTCATCAAGTATAATATCAACCACAACTGCTAGTTGAAAGTTTGGATTGGCTGATAAAATATTCGTAGGATCCATAGATTTAGCCGGTTGGCTAAGGTTCCTTACGATATTCATTACATTAGTAGAGCTGCTCATTTTATTCGGAGGTTTTACTTATCTTGATTACTTCATCCATTAGTTGTTTACGTTCTTCGTCTGAAATTAAAGTTTGCATTCCTTCGGCACTATTTTCTGACTTTGCAACCAATCTCTGTACGACCGCAGCTATTTTAATCAGTTGTTCGTCATTCTTTACGCCAACATCAAAATAATCTTTGATAAGTGGTACAATAATAACTGCGTCGTTAATGGTTTTGATTAAACCTCTTAGTTCAGAAACCAGTATATCGATTTGATCCTTTTTATTTTCTGAGTTCTTCACAATATCTTTGCAAAGTCCAGAAAAGGATTTTCCTTTATATATCTCAAAATTTAGATCCATATCATATAAATAGAAAAAACCACCTAATTTCTTAGGTGGTTAGTTAATTTAATTGTTTTAAATGACTCCTCTATTCAAATAATTCTGCATTATAAAGTTCTGATAATTCTTCATTTTGTTAATAACTTTGGTAACCTGCTGTGTTTTACATCCACTAATTTCTCTAATATAAAGATATAATGTTTTTTTATTGAATGTCTCTAATCTATCACAACTTCTGAATAACTCTATAACTGCATATGCAATATGCAAATCTTTTTCCTTGTTAAAAATCTTACGAATATTTTTTTCCCAGTAATCAACCAATAATTTCATTAACTCTTGAGTCTGTACATTTTTATGATGTGCATCTTCCGTTTGTAAACACACAGAAGATTCTCCAGGAGTTTCTGAAATGTCTACGTGTTGATTAAAACGTTTATAATTTGAATTGTTATGAAATATTAAATAGTTCTTAGCTACGATACTAAAATAACTAAATGCTTTACCCTTACCAGCTTGAAATTTATGCATATTTGATACCAAATGTGATACAGTTTCCTTTTGAATTTCAAGTGGACTATTGTCAAAATAAGTAAACTTAAATGTATTAAATATATTTTCTACCAATTTATCAAAACTATACTTTATCTTCGTTTCATATATTACATTTCGCATCTTTATGTCTTCAGTCTCATTGTAAGCAACTATGGCCTCTTCGGTAGCTTTGCTAAAGTAAATCTTTTCCTTTTTATTTCTACCTCTTCTTCTCTTCTTTGGTTCATTTTCATCAACCAATGTAATTTCCTCAGATTCCTCAACATCAACGTTTGTCTTTGGTACAATATTACTTCTTGGTACTACAATCTCCGAATTAACACTTAACTTTGTTTTAGGCTCTTTGTTGGGTTTAACTTGTTTCTTTTTCTTGGTATCCTTTTTTAGGATAACAGAAATAGATATTTTTGGCTTTTTTGAAACCTTTATACCCTTAGATTTACTAGTCAACTTGACAAGTTTCTTCTTAGTTTTTGTTGGTTTTTTCATTAATGTTGGCTGGATTACTGGACTCATCATTTATCCTTTCGTTAGTTATCTTTATAATATTGAGAATGTCGGAAAACAAAAATCCAACATCATCATCTTTTTCAAAGATACCACGATTATCAACATCCTTCAACTTTTTGTATACATTATTTACTGATTGTTTGAAATCAACTAACCATTCTTCTAACATATCAATCGTATAAAATGCACGACGCAACGATATGATTAAAAAGACATTAGCCATTACCGATATCAGTAAAACAAATATTAAAAAGTATATCATTCAGTTATTCCACAATGTCATCAGACACATCAATAAATTCGGCTATGTAGTCTAGTGATTCTTTAACAGAGTTCCAATCAGTATTTTCATAACTATACTTGATCAGTCTATAGAGTTCTTGCAATTCTTCTTCGTTCATATATATTGAATATTTATCCTCAAGTATAAAATATATATTACGATTTGAAGAAATTAATTTTTTTATTTAAAAGCTTGTAAACATTCCTCTTACTCCTGGAACTTTTTGTTTAACAATCTTTTCTACTGGTTTTTCAACAACCTTTTCAACAATTTTTTCCACAGGCTTTTCAACCTCAACAACTTTCTCTACAATTTTTTCGACTTCAACAGGCTTTTCTACAATTTTTTCAACCACCTGTGGTTCAGGTTTTTGTTCAACGGGTGATGATTCTTTTTGTTTATCAACATTTTTATATAAGTTATAATCCTTATCATCTTCATCGTTATAAACTCTGTTTGAAGATATATTGTAAGCTAATAATAGTATAATGGCAAGTGGGTCAAACACTACAATCAATATTATAATGAACCATTTAGCTACTTTTTGAATAGTGGTGTTGAATTCATCTGCTACGAATTTAAATGTAGTGATATCCTTCTTTTGACTATTCTCCATTTTTAACTTAAATATACCATCATCTATTTTAGAAACTTTATCACCAGAAATTTTCAACTTTTCATTTTCAGCTTCCATTTGTTTATTAATGTCTGTGATTTGGTCATTAATTTGGTTTTGTATATTTTGAAATTGAATTGGATTTCTAGCAATAACAACATTTGTTAATGTTTCTGATAATCTAGATTCTTGTGAAGATCTTAACTTAAACAAATTACTAATAGAACTTTTTGTGGACTCGATTTTTTTACTTTCTTCGACTTTTTGAGTCTCTAACGCCGCAATTTTAGATATAGACACTTCGTTTTCAAGTGAAGATTTTTGAAATGCAGATGTAAGAAAACCAAAAACACCGAGTGATGTAATTGCCATCAATGCAAATACAGCAAAAATCATGTAAACTCTCATTAATATATTCGCTCTATCCCAATATCTAAACAACCAAGAAGTTGTTACGAGTTTGCCCAATTCTAAAGAAGATGCCATAATCATTGCAGCGATTGTTGCTCCTGAAAATAACATACCAATACCGTATACACTAAAATACGCAGCACATCCAGCTATTAGTAAAGAACTAAGTATCACCAAGTGTTTAAATTTTATCATATATATAAATATTTGAATATTAAAAAACCCCGTTAATTTAATAACGGGGTTAACATAACCATGATTGACTATTAATCAATCTTTACTTTTTTTGTTTCTGGAACTGTAGGTTTAACCTTTGAGAGTGTCACCTTTAACAATCCATTTTCAAACTTTGCCGTCGGATTTCTTCGATCAATTTGATCACCCAATGTAAAACTGCGCTTAAAACTACTATGTTTTAACTCTCGACGAATGTACTTTCCTGATGATTCTTTATCATCAACCTTTTTAATCTTCTGACCACTTATAGTGAGTACATTTTCTTGTACATCGACAGAAACCTCTTCTTTTGATAAACCAGGAATTTCAGCCAGAATTTCTACACGATCATTGTAATCGATAACGTCTACTCGGGGATAACTCTGTTTTTCAAAAAAACCAACACCTAACTCTTTGTTTAATTCTGGGAAATGAGCCGCAAATACTTCATCAAATACGCGGTCAAATGGGGTTAAAAACTCATCACGATCAACATGACGTAATGCAAACGGACTATATTTTACTACTGACATATATTTACCTTTCTTTTTTAATAATTCTATTGAACTTATTAACCTAATAGCCTCACTCGAGCACTATAGTAGATGATGTCTATAA